CGGATCGCCTGCGAGTACCTCACCCGGATCACGGTGGCGTCGTCGGCGTACAACAGACCGCCTCCAAGATCTCGGCCGTCGTCGTTGTGGATCGGCGGGCGGCGGCCTGGCGCCGCGGTTACCATGATGTGGGTGGGGGCGGGCATTCAGGCTCCAATGTCGTCGTTGAAGGTGTCCAGCGTACCAGAATCGGTCGCGGCGGCCGGCAGGTGAACCTCGTGAGGGTTGGTTGCCAGGCGGAATCTGAGGTCAGCAATCAACTGGGTGACGTTGCGGAACTCCTTGAGGTTCGTGCGGACCTCGACCCGGTAGGTCTGCAGCCAGATCGTCACCTGCTCGCCGGTGTACAGCTCCTCTTCGCGGTCGGTGACGATCTGCTTGATCGTCGATGAGGCGCCACAGCGTTGGCCGATGAGCAGCTCGGCAGCGTGCTCCATCATGACGTGGAGCCCCGGGTCGGCGAGGTTGCTCGCCAGGCTCGCGCCGTCCTGAGCCATGCGGCCGGTGTAGCCGTCGCGCTTGTTAGTGCTCGCGAAGTAGACCAGAAGGTCGATCACCTTCTTCGCCTGGAACCCGCCGATTCCGGCCGTGCTCGAGGCGCCATCTCCCGTCGCGATCGCGATGCCGGGCGCGCGCGATGACAGCGCATCGACGAGCTGGACCACGCCAATCTCGTCGGTATACGAGCGGACGACCGATCCCCACGGGATCACCGTGGCGAGATAACCGGTCGGACGCATGAGCCCGGACAGCAGGGAGATCGCGCCTTCGGTGATCAGCGTGCGCTGCGGCTTGGCCAGACCGGTGTCGAAGGAGAGCGCCATCTACTTGCCGTTCCACTGGGCGAGCAGGAAGCGCTCGAACACCTTGACCACGCGCTTGCCGAGCTGCGCCGAGATCCAAAGGAACTGGCGCCGCGGGATCCGAGCACCACGACCGGCGACTCCGCCGGCCTGATGGATGTAGGCCCAGCGAACGCGAGACCGAACGATCAGTGAGTTCGCGCTGACCAGCGTTCGCAGGGCCCGCGGAAGCCGGCCCAGAAGCTTGCGCGGCCGGGACCCCTTGCGCGCAGTCTTGGCCTTGCGCGCGTACCGCGCCTTGGTGGACGGATGGAGATCCGGCCAGCGACCGTCTGGACCCTCGCTCTTGACGTCGTGCAGCGCCTGGTCCTGACGCGCGTGCATGCCGCTCTCCTTGAACGCTTTCCGGCGATCGGGAGCCCCCAGGCGGCGAAATGCCTGCTCGATACCGATCAGCTTGACATCGGCCTTGACGGAGACGAGGCCCATTACCAGATCCCCCGGAGGCGCTGGCGCGACACGACGAGCAGCGGCGAGCGCTGCCCGGCCTTGTCGTTGATCATGGACGCCTTGGCCGGCGTGGGCTCGATGCCCAGGGAGATCGTTCCCTTGGCCACGCCCTCGAGCCACTTCCGATCGACGACCTCCCGGTCGATGTCGTCTTGCAGGACCTGGCCGTTGTACTTGTTGCGGCGCAGCACGCGCGCGGTCCACGCGGTCGACAGGTCGCGGACGACCGGCGGGATCGGGGACAGCGGGACGGCGAAGCGGTGGCCGACGTAGCTGTCGATCACGCTGTCGGCCTCGGCAATCGCCTGGGCGACCACGGCGGCGTCGATCGTCGGCGCGTTGGCGTTGGCAAGATCCGTCAGTTGGAGCAGCTTCTCGGGGCCGCCAACCGCGTTCTGAACCAGTGCCTGCGTCGAGTACGCCATGATCAGCCCTCGAAGCCGGTGTCTTTCTTGGCCGCCGCGGCAGCGCGGAGCCTCGCGGGCGCGCCGTCGCCGGTGTCCTTGGCGCCGCGGCGGGCATCGCGCAGGCGGGCGGCCTCGGCGGTGGCCTCGGAGAGCTTGGCGCGCAGGGCCTCGTTCTCCTGGCGCAGCGCGATCGCCTCGCTCTCGGTGGCGCCCGGCGCGTTCGTGTTGAGCGCGTCGTCCGCGAGGATCATCTCGGCGCCGGCCAGGTGGACCTGCTTGACGTCGCCGGACTGGTCGAGCGGCTCGCCGTCGGCGACCACGAGCACCTCGACCTTGCGGCTCTCGAAGAAGGTCACGCCGGCGCGAGAGCGGCGCGGGATGCCGCGCGCGGTGCTCACGTACAGGCGATCGCCGGGCTCCGGCGCTGCGTGGCCGGCGCCGCGGTTGGTCGCCGCGACGCGCGTGCGCTCCTTGGCCTCGTTGTCGGCTTGCTGCTTGACCAGCTTGGCCGCGGCCTCTTCGGGATCCATCACTTCGACGTGCAAGAGGTTCATCGGTTCTCCGGTAGGGGTGCGAGAGCTTCGTCTGGTAGCGGGACCGGGACTCGAACCCGGGGTCTGGTGGTTATGAGCCACCCGAGATGCCTCTTCTCCATCCCGCAACGGTGCCCGCGAGCGCGGGCGGTAGCGATTACGATCCGGGGCCGCCGACGATCTCTTGCGGCAGGCCGTACGCCGCGCCGAACTCGGCTTCCAGGCCGTAGTAGTAGGTGCCGTCCATGAACACCTGGTAGCCCTGCTCCACCGACATCAGCTCCGCGGCGCGCTTGCGCTGCAGGATGACGGCGGTCGAGTTCGCGGGCATCAGGAACCACTCGAGCCCGGTCAGCGTGACCGAGGTCCCGAGCACGCTGGTCGTGCGCGCCTGGATCCAGGGCACCTCGACCGGGATCGCCGTGTCCTTGTCGAGGTTCTGGACGAGGCCGGCGCCGATGTCCTGCTTGAGGACGTTGCGCACCGGGATGCGGTTCGCCGGGCCGTGCACGAGCATCATCTGTCCCTTGCCGACGTTGACCGGGATGCCGCGCTCGTTCTTCAGCGTCTTGTACAGATTCACGGCCGACTGGAACACGGAGGCCGTGAACGCGCCGGTGACCTTGTTGCTGTACTGGAACGCCGCGATGCCCGTGTCGGCCGAGCGGAACGTGTGATCGGTGTCGATCAGGTTCTGCCCGTCGTACGTGGCGCCCAGGGCCGTGCCCTGGATGCCGGCGCACAGCATCGTGATCACCAGGTCGTCGAGGGCGTTCGGGTACGCCTCGGCGAGCTTGTCGACCAGCTGCCCGTACAGGCCCAACTGATCGTTCTGCAGCGTGCCCTTGCCGATCGCGATCGAGACCTCGTGGGGCCGCGTCACGATCGGGGTGTTCTCGGCCGATATCCGCTCGATGACCTTGGGACCGAGCCACATGCGCATCACGGGCAGAGCGTTCAGCCAGATCTCGCGGTTGATGAGGTTCGGGCTGTCGACGACCGTGGCGAGCCGCTGGTAGAAGCTCTCGTAGGTCGAGAGCCGGTTCGCGAGTCTGGTGCCGAACCCGACGTAGGCGATCTCGACCTTCTGCTCGTCCGGCGAGGTGCCGCCGATCCGGATGCCGGTGTTGACCGTGCTGTCGGCCAGCCCCGGCACCATCACCCCGTGCGGCAGGCGCTGCGCCTGGATGTCGAGCAGCGATCCGCCGTGGCCCATCAGCGCGGAGCGGAACATCTCCTGGCGGCGCGAGCCCTCGTGGAACTGCGTGATCAGCTGGCCGTTCATATCAGGTTGCTCCGATCTTCGAGCCGGTCATGTCGAGCAGGACGCCATCTATGGCGTTCACGTCGAGAATGAGGCCCGCGATCACGTCGTTCGTGGTGTCGGCCGCGAGCCCGACCGTCTGGTTGTCGACGATCGTCGCCTGTTGGCCGATGTTCGCCGCGGTGATGTTGCCGTTGTTGCCGAACCAGAACCGCCCCTTCTTGTAGGGGCAGCTGGTGTGGCCGAGGGTGGTGTCGACGAGCTGGGTCGAGACGCCCATCAGGACGCCGCTCGCCGTGTCGGCGCCGTTGAGCGCGGTGCCGGTGCCCGCGACGACCATCACCATCACGCCGCCCGGGATCTTGGTCGACGCGGTCAGCGGGATCGGGCGGCCGAGCCCGGCGCTGAAGGATTCCTTCGTGGCCCGGTCGGTCGTGGTGGCGGTCAACGGGCACCCCCAGCCTGCGCCAGCGGGGCGAGCCCGTAGCGCGCGCGGACGGAGTCGACCGGAACGCCGAGCTGCAGCGCGGTGGCTGCGATCTGGGCATCGGTAGGGACCGCGGCGAGCTGGCGCGCGGGCTCGGCCGGCAGCGGCTGGCGCTGGCCCACCGGGATCCGCGGCGCCATCGCCTTGAGCTTGGCGGACAGGGCATCGAGCCCGGCCGCCTTGCCGAAGTCGCGCAGGAGCGACTCCATCGGGTCGGCGAGCGCCGCGCCGGCGGCATCGCGGCCGTAGCCGAGCTTGCCCTCGGAGTAGGCGTCGGCGACCACGCGATCGATCGCGGCGCCGGCGGCGAGGTTCGCCTCGGCGCGCGCGGTGTCGCGCTCGGTGGTGAGGCGGGCGACGTCGACGCGGAGCGTACCCACGTCGACCTCCGCGGCGAGAAGGCGCTTGCGCTGCCCCTCGAGTGCGGCGAGCGCGGCATCCTCGTGGCCGGCTTCGCTCAGCGCGGCGAGCCCGAGGGCCGCCGCAAGTCGGGTGAATAGCATCTTCGTTCGCTCCTTGGTTCTCGTCGGTGGTAGTTGCAACTCGGCCGCCAGTGCCGCGCGGTAGTCTTCGATTCGGGTCCCGGTTACCGCGGGGACGTTGACAGCAGAAAGTTCCTTACCAGTGGCGCCTTTGAATTCGTATTCGGCGATCTTGAGCTTCCCGTCAACCTCGACCTCTTCGCCGGGCCAGCAGTAGCAGGAGTCCTTGCCCATGATGTTGCACCCGTGAGCCGTGCAGAGGATCTCGGCGCCGGGGAACCAGCCGATCGAGAACCGGTCGATGGTGCCGTCGAGCACCGAGATCACGGCGTCGGGCTTCACGACCGCAAATCCCATGAAAAACGACGTGATGCCCTGGCCGTTGGTCTCGGACGCCGAGGTGAGGATCGTGCCCTTGCGCTTGTCCTGCTCGTACGTGTTGTGGTCGACCAGCAGCGGCTGACCGGCGAAGCTCGGGGCTACCGCGTCGAGTTCGTCCGCGGCGAACCGCAGGTAGCGCCGATTCTTGCTGCCCTTGCTCTGGCGGTAGGTCCGCGCGCGCTTGACCATCAGCTCTAGGTGCTTGCCGTCGCGAACGGCCTGGATGACCTCGAGCCGGTGCGCGTTCGTGTCCTCGCCGCCGCCGGCCTTGAGTTCGCTGTGCGGCGACCCGCGGCCATGGATCTCGATGTCGGACAAGATCTCGATACCGCGCGCGCCGCGCTCCGCGATAATCTCGTCGTCGCCGCGGCATCCGAACGAGCGGATCGCACCGCCATGACGATCCGGGATGGGGTTCGCCGACAACATGGGCGCTCCGACCTGGAGTCTCGGCATCGCCCATAGATCCTCGACCGTTGCGTGTCGCGTCATTTGTTTTTGTCCTCGCGCGCGTGGCCCGGGTCGGGCGGCTTGGTGGCCTCAAACTTCACCCCCGTGCCCTTCGCCGGCACACGGAGGCCGAAGTCCTCGTAGATCTGGGTCGGGTCGAGCTCGACCGCCTGGCCCAGGATCTCGATCGTCTGCGCCCACTGCAGCGCGTCGCGCCGGATTCGGATCTTCAGGCGCGGTGGCGCGGCGCCGTCGTAGCCGTTCCACGCCACGAACGGCCGGCCGATGTCGCGCACGAACATCTCTTCGACGGTTTTGGCGTCGTTGCAGAGCATCGCGTAGCCGCGGCTCTCGTGGACTGCGGCGGCGTTATAGCTACCAGCGCCGCTGCCCGACACGTCGGTGTTGAGCGTGCCGCCGGTGAGGAGCTTGGCCGCCTGATCCTCGCACCAGCGCAGGATCTGGGGATACGCCGTCGAGCTGTCTCCGCCACGCGCCGTCTCCTTGATCACCAGCTCGGTAAGCGACGACAGAATGGCGAAGCCGTCCTGTCCGATCCCGGTCACCGCTTCCTCGAGCGCCTTGCGCGACTCCGGGCCGGCGCCCTCGTCGTAGTAGCCGATCGCCAACGGGAGGCCGAACATGTCGAGGTAGGTCTGCCAGCCGAGCACACCCCAGCCGGTGAACATCGCCAGGATCGAGCACGTCCGCATCAGTCCGGCGGCCCACGGGTTCCGGTAGCGGTAGCGCGAGATCGCCCAGAGGCCCGGGTCGAGGGCGATCAGGCCCAGCGATCCGGGCGTCCCGTCGTAGAGCCAGATCTCGTCGGCGCGCTCCTGCGACGGGGAGGCGAACCGGCGCGCCGCCGGGTTCACGAACTCGACCGGCACCACGATGCCCTGGTCGTAGTCCCACACCATGTTGGTCATCGCGACGCCGTACGGGACCGCGCTCAGCTGGTGCCCGAGGAACTCGCGGAATTGCAGCTGGCTCTGCAGCCGATCGTTGAGCTCGGCAGCGGCCTTGACGCTCAGCACATCGACGCGGCCCGGCGGCGGCATGATCACGAAGTCGCAGCCCGAGACGCTCTCGTTGCGGTAGTTGATCATGCCGCGCAGCGATCCCCACCGCTCGATGAGGTCGTCGAACATGTCGAACTGCTGCAGCGGCTGGCCGGCCTCGGCGAGCCGGAAGTAGGAGAACAGCATCTCCGCCGTCAGGCCGAATGCCGGGTGGCGGTTGTAGGTCTCGGTGCCGCGCGCGTTCGGCGCGGCGACGCGCAGGCGGGGCCGGACCGGGGGCAGCGGGCGCCCGTTCGAGTCCAAAAGCCTCGAGTCCGCCGGCCGGCGCAGCGCGCGCGGCAGCGTCACTATCTGGGTCACAGGCCCCGGTAGCGATCGCGCCGGCTGGCGCGGCGCGGCTGGTCCGCGGCGGCCTGCACGGCCTGCCGGTCTACACGCTGGGTCACGGGGTCCATCTCCGCGGGTTTGCCCGATCGCTGGATTCTTGGGAAGAGGCGAATCATGGGATAGGAGATGCCGTCCCCCATGTGGGCGACCTCTTGGATCCGGCTCGGCTTGCCATGGACGTTGCGCCATTCGCGCACCGCCTGGGCCGCCTTCGGAGCCTTGTCGCGGTCGATGAACAGCCGGCGGACGCCGGTTCCCGACGAGATCATCGAGGTCATCGCGCGGATGCGGTCGACGATCGGGGGGTTCTTCTTTCGCAGGCGCCGGCTCGGCGGGACGATCCGCGTGTAGCCGGCCTGGCGGATCAGGTCGAACGATCCGCGGCCCTGCCATTCTGGCGGCGGCGTGTCGGTCGAGCGCCGGCGCGTGTGCTGGTACTCGGCCGTCGCATCGCAGATGATCAGCGTCGTGGCCGGGTTGAACTTCCGCGCCGCGAGCTCGGCGCACCAGTCGAGTTCGTCTCCCTCGAGAATGACCTCTCCGACGATCCAGGCCCGCACGGTCTCGCGCGAGATCTGCTTGTCGACCGGGCAGAAGAACCGGTAGACCGGGCCGCCGATGTACGGCAGGACCTGCATATCGGCGCCGATCACGTCGCGGATCCCCTCGCCCTCTTCGACAAGCCGCATGAACGCCTCGGTGACGTCGATCATCCCCTCGCCGGGCTTCGGCGCCGGCATCTCGTTGTGCATCCGCTGCCAGTTGTAGGCGACCGCGTCGGCGGGGCCGAGGAACTCGCCGAGTACCTCGATCTTGAACGTGCGCTCGTCGACCTCCGCTTTCATCGAGAGCAGGCCGCGCCGGTCGATCTTGTGGTTGTCGAGCGGGTTGAAGTGGATGTAGACGCTCGCGCGCCGCTTGGTCTCGGCGTCGGACGCGAAGTCGGAGACCCACTGCTCATCCTTGGCCTCGACCGGCGGGTTCGCGCAGATCAGCACGAGGCCGGAGCGGTCCACGATCGCGGCGCGGCCGACCGTATAGACGCGCTTCTTCATCTTCTGGCCCTCGTTCATCCAGATCAGATGAGCCTCGCCCTGCTTGATCGCGTCCGGATCGCTGCCGGTGTGCGCGCTCTTGAGCTGGATCTTCGATCCGTTGATCAGGACCCACTCGCCGGCGGTCTGGTGCGTCACCCAGGCCGGCGCGAGCAGCCGCGCGAAGTAGCGGCGGACCTCGTCGGCCTTGTCGTCATCCTTGCCGCGGCTCGGCTCGACCACCCAGACCAGCGCGTCGGGGAAGGCGATCGCGTAGGCCAAGCACAGCGCCGCCGCGATCCAGGTCTTGCCGCCGCGCCGGCCGCCGGCGAACAGCGCCGAGTAGACCTCGTCGTCGGGGACTTCGCGCGCCAGGTCGGCCTCGAGATCGAAGTCCTCGGGCAGCGTTGGCGGGTTGCGGCGGCGATCGGAGTGCTTGGCCATCCAGAGCGCGAACCACTCGACGGCGCGGACCTGGCCGGCGTGGATCCGGACGACAACCGCGCCATCGGCGTCCTGGTCGAAGTCCTCGAGCTTCAGGTTCCACGATCCGCCGACCGAGAGCAGGACCCGATCCTCGCCCTCGAGCTGGAAGTCGAGCCGCATGTCGATCGCGGCGCGCCCGCCGGCGTCGAACTCGCGGTGGTGCTGCGCGAGCGCATCTTGTTCGGAGATCCTACCCACGGGTTCCGCGGAACTGGATCACGTTGCCCGGCGGCGCCGGTCGGGGCTCGATCTGAGCTGCCGCCCGGTTGGATCGCCGGCGATCCTCGATCTTGCTGCGGCTCGACTTGATCTCGCGGGCCGCTTCCTGCCGTAGCGCATCCGGGTAGATGCGCGCGGCGGTCGCGAGCAGCGCGCGCACCCGGATTTCTCGTCGGGCGGCGGACACGGTAGCGTCGTTAGCGGCCTCAAACGCCTGCGTCATGACGAGCTGATAGCTCCATTCCGCCATCGAGCGGACGGAGCCGGCCGGCGTGCCGAGCGCGGTGATCGCCGGCGAGGGCGGCGTTGCCTCCTCGATCGCGTTGACCGGCGCCATCGGAGGCAGCTCGGGAAGATCAGCCTCCGGGTTGGGTGGATCCGGCTCTACCTCGGCGGGGAGCGCGTCCCATGGATCCGGCGTCTTCGGCTTTCGCGGCTTGTACTTCTTCGGCCTCGGCACCGGAAAGGGTTACAGCCGGGCGTCAAACTCCGCAAGACCTTCCGCGAAGCGCGCCACCTCGCGTAGGTCGTCATCCGACAACTTCTTGAGCAGATCGTTCAGGCGCTTCAGGTCGCGCAGCGGCAGTTTGCAGCTGAGCCGCCATAGATAACAGCGCTGCTCGTAGAGTTCGAGCGCAGGAGCCATCGATGATTCCGCTCTTTCGAGCGCCGCAATCTGGATCTCGGTCACCGTCTACTGGACTGGCTCTCTTGCGCCAGGAATCGGCTTGCGAGCGGCCCGTCGAGACTGCTTGGCGTCCCAAATCTTGCGCTCGGCAGCGATCTTGAGCTTCGCGGCATCGTTCTGATACGAATCGCATCGCTCGGCATGAAGGCGGCGCGCGAACTCGACCGTCGCGGCGCGCCGCTCGAACACGACGATCGAGATCAGCTCCGGGTCGAGCTCGACCTGGACCGGGCCGTCGACGCCTTGCGCGATCACGACATGGACGGTCCGGTTGCACTTCCGGCACGTCGACTTCGACTGCCGGCGCCCGCTGGCGATGGTTTCGCTCACGAATCACCCCGGGGAGCCGGGCGGAGAACGCAGAAGTAGACCAACGCCACTAGCGCCATCGCCATGATCGTCCTCATGCGTCCTCGAATCCGACTTGACCGACATCGTCGTCGGATGATCCGTCGAACGGCAGGCTCTCCTGTAGCTCGGCGGCTCTCGCGGTCCGCGGCGGGCCGAGCTGCTCGCCGGTGTCGGCGTTCACGCGGACCACCTCGTTGCTGCGCGTGAGCCATTCTTGGATCTTGACGTCCACGTCGGCGCGGCCGGTGGAGGCGATGCGGCGCGCGACCCGCTCGCGCTCCTCAAGCTCCTTCTGGCGTCCCTTGAACGACGACGAGGCGGCCTTTGCCTGATCCTCGATCTGGTCGATCTGGTCGCGCAGATTGCACGCCTGCTTGCGGTACTCGGTGATCTTCGGCTCGGTGAGCGACAGCGTGACCGTTTCGTCCCGCTCGCCGATCAGGCGGATGCGGCCGTGGGGATCCGACGACTCGGGAGATGGTGGTTTCTTGGCCATGGATTCCTCAGATCATTCCGACGGTGTTGCGGTTGCGCTGCATCGGGTCGCCGGCATCGGTTCCCCGATCTCCGAAGTGGTCATCGTCGCCGCGCCCGCGCGGGCTCGCCACCGAGGCTACGCCGGTGCACGACGGGTAGCCGACCGGTCGAGCTCCTTCATCGCCGAACTCGATCAGCGTGAGGAACGTCGTGGTCGGCGGGTTCTTCTTGTCCTTGCCGCGCGGCGAGTGCCATGCGATCCGGCCGACGTCGCCGTTTCCGAGCGTGACGATCTCGCCGGCGATTCGATCGCCCAGCTTGATCTTGCACCCGAACGACGGACCACCGGTCGCCCACGCCTTACCGACGCCGTCGCAGCCGCCGCAGAGCACCCACGACCGGTCGGGCGGCATCAGCCAGCCCTGACCGAGGCAGCGCGGGCACGGGACCTGGACCGCGGTCATCGGAATCTCGGGCGCGGGCGGATGTCGATCAGCGCGGCGACCAGCCGGGCGCGTCGCGCGGCGACGTCGTCGAGCGCGCACGGAGCGCAAATCACCGTCGGGCATGCGTGGCGGACCGGGCCGCAGACGTGGCACTGGTCGCTCACCGGTTACTCCACGATGTATAGAGAATCGCGACGAACCAAATAGCTACGCTGATCGCGGTGTATCCGAATCTGCGAAACGCAACATCGTTGTACTTGCTACGCCACCCGTTCACCACCAGAACCCGTAGATCCCAGAAGAACAGAAGGATGAACAACGAGATCAGGAATACGGGGTACCAGGGATAGTTCACGGCGTTACCCACTCGATCTTGCGCTCGAGTCCGGCGCGCTCGGCCGCGGCATCGACCGGTTCGTCAATCCTTCGGATGTGCCCGGCGGACAGAATGCGAGCGATCAGCTCCTGATCGGTCTCGAGCTTCGAGTATGGGCGCGGCTTGCGCTGTGATTCGCGGTCGGTCATGCCTTGTTGGTCGCCTTGCGTTCGGAGTCCTGGTCGAGGTGGTGCTGGCACATCGCCAGCAGCTTGCCGTTCTTCACGATGGCCGGCTTGCTGCACTGACGGCATTCGCGGCGCGCGCGCTTCTGCTCGCGGATCTTGGCCGTCTTGATCGCGCGCGTGGATCGGATCACGGCGACCACGCTGTCGCGCGAGCCTGGTATCTCTCGCAGGTCCGTCGGTTGTGTCCAGGTCTTCCGCAGGAACCGCACTGCCTGGGAGCTGCTCCGCTCATACGCGATTCAGTCAGCTTGCGAACGCGGAGGAGCTCCAGGCATTCGAGGCAGTGACTGAATCCGGCCTCCGACGGATTGCTGCCGCATTCTCCACAGACGCCCTGGGCAACCAGATTGGCGCGCCGAGACCTCTCGCGGGCCGCTGTAGTATCAGCGCAGCGACGACACGATGTTATTCCGGGTGCACGCTCTCCCCCGCATGCGCAGAGCGACAGCGCGGTATACGCTGACGATCTCGATCGGTGTGCGTCGAGGCATACCCTGCACGTTCGGCATCCGTCCACCACCGGTCGCAGCCGACACTCGCCGCACTTTCCTTCGATCCTTGCCTTCGCTCGCAACTCGCGTAGCAATTCTGCGTTGTCGCGTCTCACGGCCCTGCCTTCGGTATTCTCGGAGATCGCTTCGCGGCGGTCCGCGCCTTGCGCTTCCACTTCGCGCCGGCGCGCCGCCCGCCGGAGGTCGTGCGCTTGAATCCGCCGTTGGGGCCGATGCGAGCCACGTAGTTCTGCGTCTTGCCCTCGTAGATCATCCAGCTCGAGCTCGGGACGGGTAGGGTTCCTTCGAGCTTCACTGCATTACCTCGATCACGATTCGCGCGCCCTCGTTGCCGGGCTCTGCGTACTGCTTGCGCTCGTGGGTTTCGACGATCCGGCTGTCGTCGTCGATGAGGATTCCGGTCAGGCTGTCGGCGGTCGCGCGAAACATCTTGTCCTTGTCGGGCTTGGTGATTGGCCACTTGGGGGCCGATGGCTTGAGCGCGCCGGTCTTCGCGTTGTAGTGGCCGATCGGCCGGCGGACCCGGAAGATCAGCGTGACCCGCAGCGGGACGCCGCGGAACGGAAGTTCTTCCCAGCTCGACTGCAGGACCAAGTTGGCCGCCTCGCGGACCGACGTGTCCCAAGCCTTCTGCTTGTTGCGGTTCGTGTCGCTTCCGCTGGGGACGTTGACCGCGTGGCCCCCGCGCATCATCGCTCGCGAGCTTCCCTTCGGCGCCGGAGTGCCCAGAACGTCGAAGGCGATCCTCATCTCGATTCCGGTGTACATGGTTCCGGTGTCGTGGTCAACGGCTTTCCGGTGATCCCGTCGAGGATTCGGCGCGAGCGCCGAAGCAGACCGAGTCGCACCGGGTGGTGGTCGTAGGGATGCATGTCTGCAGCATGTTCGAGTAGTCGACGACGGTGCAGACCTGCTCCTCGACCTCGTGGCAGTTGCGGCGCTCCCAGTGGCCGCCGTTGTCGGTGCAGATCGCGGCGTGGCGCGCCGCCTGTCGCGCGCCCATGACGAACAGCGAGCCGATCGCGATCAGGGCGGCGAATGTTCCGATCAGCCACCAGTCCAGTCCGTCGGGCCGGTCGCTCACGATCCCGCCTTCGGAACGTGCGGCGTGTTCGGAACGACCGGGCGCTCGTTGAGCGCGACCGGCGAGATGTCGGCGATCCGCTGAGCGGCCACGTCGGGCGAGACGAAGCCGTCGGGGAAGCCGAGCGCGTGGAACGCGGAGCACAGCTCGCACGTCCGGCCGGGCTCGTCGACGAACGCATCCGGCGCGACGCACGAGCAGGCCGACGGACACGGCTCGCCGGCCGCCGCCGAGCTCGCGATCGCGTCGAGGAGATCGCAGAGCGCGGTCTGAACCATGTCGAGGCGGCGGCCCTTGGACCTGGCCTCGTTGCGCTTGGCCCAGCCGTCGCGCTGCTTCTTGCTGTAGTCGCTGATCGGCGCGGCCTCCCAGGCGGCGACCAGCGCGGAATGCTGCGCTGCGTCCAGTTTGTATAGCCGCGAGAGGTCGTCGACTCGCTCCCGGCGGACGATCTTAAATGAAGACGATTCGAGGTTGCCGTAGGTCGACGGCTGGATACCGATGGCCGCCGCAACCTCGCGTTGCTTCTTCCGGTGAAGGATGCGCAGCGACCTGGCCATGACGGCGAAATCGCACTTGCCCTGTGATGACATGCTGTAACCTCAATGACTAGAGTGGGATAACTATCGGGACGTTGTTGTAAACAATTTCTAATCAATCTACAAGGTGCAACAAGGCGTTTTTTACCGGGGGCACTTACAACAAGTTCACACGTTGGCACTATAGTTACATGCTTGCCTTATAGATCTCCTCTTATTCCATCCCCTGAAAGGGGGATGGATAAGAAGGAGAGAGGAGAAAAAAAATGTGGTAAGTGATAGCCTATCATTTTCTGAACGGATGACCGCAGACCTCCACCTGACCAGGATCCGAGGTCCACAGTTGGCCAGAAAACCGCAATGGCTTGCGCTGTAGCGCGTTCAATCCGGTAGGGCGCCACCTAGGTACCCCGGAAACGTCCTGGGCCATTCTAGGCCGCTTTTTGGACAGATCAGACAGGTCTGTCCGATCGGAGGAGCTTCCTGTGGTCCAGAATACAGTTTGCTGGGGAAAAAACGCTTCAGCTGTCTCTCCCCCCGCCCCACATTAAACGCGCGCGCATGTGTACGCGCGCTCACGTATTCGCGCGCGAGAGAGCACTCACGCGATCGATGCCGAACACGCTCGAGCTCGCGCATTACCGTCGCTGACCAGACAGTAACTCCAGCCAAGCACCCCCGTTTACCGAACACGGGCCAGCTCTATAGATCGCGCTCACGCACACACATGCGCGGCCGCCCGCGGGCAGGCAGTGCAAGACGCCCGCGCCCACGGGCGCATAGGCGCGATCCTGGGGGTACGGGGGATCGCGTGCGATGCGGGTAGGAAATCACCCAGGATCACCCGGGTAGATTTTCACCCATGAGCCGAAAATTCACGGCTGGTGTGGCAGAAAATTCACGGTCGCGCGCGATCCAGCCGAGTATCCCGAAGTTCAACTAGCTGTGATACTGGAGTATACCCCATCGCATCGCGGTATGAAAATTTTGGCCCGGATCCCGCAGAGAGAATTCTCGCCGGTCGAAAATCGCCGGCTAGACCAACCCCGAAGGAACCCGACCATGCCGACCACCCTCGCCCCGACCAGCCGATTCGCCTCGATGTCCGCCTTCCAGGTCATGGAGGCCCAGGCCGCTCTCTTGGCCCGCTGGTCGGACGAGGACGCGGTCCGCCGCGCTCGCAACGCGGCTCGCCTTGCAGCCCTGTCCCTGTAACCCCCGACTCAGGAGATCGCCATGCTGCACTACCACCGACTCGCCCCGCTCACCGTCACCGTGGACTGCGACACCCAGGCCGACTTGGTCGAGGCCATCCTCGACATGGACCGCTTCCAGGACGGCTGGTGGCGCTGCTCCTTGCGCGATTCCGCGCTCATCCTGGCCACCTACCAACCCACCACCCGATAGGACACGACCATGACCACCAAGACCATCAGCGAGTACCTCATCCGCATGACCTCCGGCCGCACCATCGTGCACTGCTACTGTTCCGGCGCAGTCGACCCCACGGACCCCGAGGACACCGCACCCGATGCGGCCGTCCGCGCCGCAATCCAGGCGCAGCATGCCGAGGCGCCCGGGCTCTGGCACGGCACCGCCGTCCGCGACCAGTGCGGCAAACTGGTGACCCGGCTCGTGGTCGAGTCGCCTGCCGCTGCCGCGCATCGCGCTCTGTCCATCGCCATGGCGGCATACGCCGGCTACGCGCGCCGGCCTCGCTCCGTGGAGGCATGGTCGGCATGCGCCTCTATGCTGTGGCTGGCCCGCCAAGACGCGGTGGCCGCCGGGATCCTGCAGCACGGCACCGACGCCTACGAGCTGGTGTCGGCCCGATACCGCGACGCGGACATCCGCCGCTCCACGGGTCGGGCCTTCCAGGCCGCTTGCCCCAGAGAGGCCGACGCGGTCCGCCTGTAGCACCAGGGCCTGTGTGCCCGTCGGCGGCCGAGTTCGCCTCGACCCTCGCCGGACATCCCGTCCCACCAACCCCGAAGGAACCCGACCATGCGCAACCTGATCGCCGCTCTCGCCCTGCTCCTCGCCACCACGTCGGCCGCTGATGCCGGCTCGCACCGCAAGCCCCACGCTCGCAAGACGGACGGCGCCTGGATGCGCGGCTGCATCCACGAGCGAACCGGCCCGGTCGGCGGGGTGTCCCTCACCGAGGCCCGCGCCATCTGCGGCGCCGAGCTGCCCGACGACGAGGTCGCCGCTGCCAAGCAGGCGCTCGCCCTGGCCCGCGCCAACGCTCGGGTCGCCAAGGCCAAGGCCAAGGTTGCCAAGGCCGTCGAGGCGTGCGAGCAGGCTGTGGTCGATGCCTGCGTCGAGGCCGCGCTACCCGACGGCTCGACCGACTGCGAGGACGCCGCGCTGCGCCCGCAGTTCAACGCGGTGTGCCTCGCACAGGAGGGCAAGTAGCCATGTCCGCCTCCCTATCCGACCTCCGCCGCGTCTACCGCCGGGCGCTGCGCGACGAGGTCAAGCTCGTCGACTCGCTGCCGGACTACCCATCGCCTCATCTGCTCGACGCGGCGTGGCGCCGGTCAGAGGCGACCACCGCGGCGCTGCGCGCCATGCAGGCTCACCCAGACTACCACGTTGGCGCTGCCCTCCACGTAGTCGCCTAGTACACATCTCAACAAGTTACCGCACCTCGAAAGGACTCTGACCATGACCGCCTATATCCGTCCAGATGCCCCATTCTCCTACGCCCTTGCCGATGCGATCGCCACCGCCGCCACCGCCGAGCACGCGTGGGTGGAAGACGTGACCTGCGATGCAGACCACGATCTCAAGTGCTCGTGCGCGTCGAGCCTCGCCACGCGCGCGGCCGATGACGCTGTCGTCGCCGCCCGCTTGGCACTGCGCAAGAGCGACGAGCCGCGAGAGTACACCCTCCGCTACGAGGGCGGCGAGGAGACCACGATCACCTGCCGTCCGTCCGAGCTGGACGCCCGCATCGATGTCGACGTCCGCTCAGCCGACTGGGACACCGACCACGGAACGATCTACATCGACGTCTGGGTCTCCAGTATCGACGGCACCCAGCACGACAAGCACACGGTCACCATCGCGCCCCAGGCGCCCGACTGCGCCGCCGGGCATGAGCACGACTGGCGCTCGCCCATCGAGCTGGTCGGCGGGATCGGCGATAACCCAGGCGTATGGGGCCACGGCGGCGGCGTCACGATCGACGAGGTCTGCTGTCACTGCGGAGCGCGCCGCCACACGGACACGTGGGCCCAGCGCATGGACACAGGGGAGCAGGGCCTTACCGAGGTGACCTACGAGGAGCCCGACGAGGCGTCGCTGGCGTGGGTCGAGGAGCGCCAATCCGAGTAGCGCTGGGGCCGCTGTGCCCGTCGAGCGTGCACCCTCGCGGTGCCCGCTGGCCGGACAAAGTGTCCCACAAGTTCACGCACCTCAAAGGACAACCACATGAATGCGACTATGTATCGAGCACTATTGAGCGATGGCACCACGGTTAGATTCTACTTCGATGGGGGCCAGTGCCGCCTGGCCTGGCGACTCTCTGACCGCGTGTTCGGCGTGCGGCCTCGGCCGGCACATCTACCAGCCGGGGCCAGTGACCGGCAGTGGATCGAGGCGGCTGTGAGCGAGGTGGCCGCAGGCGAGGGGCCGCGCGACCTCCGCGTCCTGGGGATGCAGCCGTGATGCCGACGCTGGACAAATACCAGCGTTACCAGATCAAGATCGCGCTCTGCACCGCAGCTGTCAGTCGCCTGCCATCGCTGCCGGCGTACCGTGCCGCGGACATGGAAGGCGACATCGCCGGTTCGCTGGACGATTCCTCGCTGCTCGATCGCGCCCGTGACCTCGGCATCACCCGGTCGAGCCTGCCGTCCGACATGTTCGACGGGGTTCCAATCTAGACACCCCATAGGCGAAACCGGCATTGCCGGTCTGCAGGCCACGGCCTACCTGCACTGATGAGCCAGGCCCACAAGTTCACCCACCTCTACTGGAGAATCCCATGCCCCGCATTACTCGCAAGCGCTCACGCAAAGAGCACCTGATCAGCATCGAGATCACGTGCACCGGAGACCTTTCCGCTGCATTTGAGGCCATTCGTCGAGCGCTAGACTCTGGATCCATCCAATCCGCCGCGCTCGAAGGAGCGATGGGCGTCGAGATCACCAACATCGAGGTCAAGTGAGCTACACCCCCTCCGAGCTCCGCAACCTGCGAACCCTCTCGACCGGGGCTTGCTGCGACCTCAAGATCGACCGCAGGACGGAGCGTGTCTGGCTGTGCCGGCGCGGCGGCGTGACGATCGAGCGCAAGACGCGCGCGGGCCAGTGGTGCGTGTCCGAGGGCGGATGCTGCCCTCCGATCGCAGCTGGCCTCTGACACCGGAAACGTGCTACACCGGCCTCTGCGCCACGCACCGATAGTTCAATGGATAGAGCGGCCAGCTTCTACCTGGCGGATGCAGGTTCGAATCCTGCTCGGTGCACCCTACGAGATCTGCCACAAGTTTCGACACCTCAAACCAGGATTGACCATGACAACAACGAAGAACGACGGCCCGGCGAGTCCGCCGGAGGGCTGGCAGGAGCCGGTGACGGACGAGCAGATTCGCGAGTACGTGCGAGATCACTGGCGCGAGCAGTGGATGGGCGGCAGCGCCGGCAAGGGCATCGTCAACGACGCGTCAATCATTCTGTTTTCTGAGACGACGCCCTACGATAGCAAGGACCGAATCCGCAGCGAGTTCGCCAGGCTCATCGCCCACGCCCGCCGTGAAGGGAGCGAGTAGTCCGATGGACATCAGGATTATTCAGATCACCGAGGACGAGGCGCGCGCCATCAGGAGTCACTTCGATGGGCCTCGTCGGGCCAACCTGCAGCCGACCGATCTGGAGATCGGAATCATCGACAAGATGGAGATCGTCCTCGCCTCGTTCGCCGCGGAGCGGACGCTGACCATGGAGGAGCTTGATATCATTCGACAGCACCGCGCCCGAGCAGTCGATCGCGAGCACGACTGCGACGATGAGGACTACCAGCGTTGCCACCACGTCGGGGCACTGCCCGACATCGCCCGCCGCACGGCGGACCAGGGGAAGGGGTAGGCCGGTGGGGCGCGAACGAGGATGCATCCATCGACGGTGCAACAACGGTGAATGGCATCATGCCGATCCAGACGGCGGATTCACCGAGGAATGCGCGCCGTTCACGCTGTCGCCAGGCGAGTGCGAGTGCCGCGAGCCGGCGGCATACGGCACGCTGCCCGATCGCAACTGCACCGCGTGCGGCGGCACCGGATACACGCGCACGAAGGCAGGGTGACGCCATGCCGCCCACCCTCTTCGAGGGCTACCTCCGCTGGCTGGAGCCGGTCGCCGACGGTGGAGGCTGGCTGATCTACTGCGTTCCTGCTCCGACTATCTCCGACCTTGACCGACTAGTGATCGAAGAGCTGGACACGGCGTTTGTCGTAGGCAGCAAATAGCTGCAGACAGCGCGGGGGCGGATCGGGCAACACCGGTCCATGCAGATTTCATCCATCACGTTCGGCAAGTCCCGCCGCGTCCCGTTCGTCGTACGCAACTCGCTAGGCCAGGTCGATTCGGCCGCCGTCGCCAGCGTGGCATCGGCGAACCAATCCCAAGTCGGCGCCGTGGTCGACCCGGCAGACGCCCGCTCGATCATCTTGACCGCGCTGGCCCCGACGGCCGGCAACGTCTCGGTCACCGTCACGGCTCAGCCGGCCGGGTCGACGCCGCACTCCGATACGATGGAGGCATTCGTCCCGACGCCGCCCGATCAGACCTCGGTGGTTATCGGTACCCCGGGCGCCGAGTTCTAGCCCGACTTCAGGCGCTTCGGGACGTGCGGCTTGATCGAGTCGGTCGAGTTGATCACGATGCCGCCCTTGCTCTCGATGTCTTCGAGCACGCGGTCGAAGACGCCGTCCCGCTTCTTCGTCGAGATCTTCTCGTGCGGCTTGATGTTGCGGACCACGCAACGCCGCAGGGAATCCATGGTGCACTCGAGCTCCACGGTCGCCTCGCGCTCTTGGCGGCCGTAGCGCGCGTCCAGCACCTCGGCGACGATGCGCCCGTCGAGCGCGCGCCGCTCGGTCTGTAGCCGGCCGATCACCCGGCCGTCGGGCAACGGGATCGGCTCGAACGCCGCGATCCCGATGATCTCCTGCTTGGCGCGGGACAGCACGTCCTCGATGCGCTCGATCGCCATCCACATCTCGGACGCCGAGCGGATGGAGATCTTCCCGCGCTCGATCAGGAGCACCGGCGCGCCGGCCTCATCCTGCCCGACCTGGATCCCGAGCCCGCGCAGCTCGGCCGGGAGCTGGCGGACCAGCGCCGTCTTCGCGGGGCACTGGTTGTACGCGGGGCAATACTCGCAGTGCGGCCCCTCGTTGACGTTGACGCCTCGTCCGGCGGCGTATTCGGCCTCCCAGTGGTCGACGAGTTCCATTGCGGCTCCCCACTCGTCCTCGAAGGCGTCGAGTTCGAACTCGCCGACCCAGCGCCGCACCTTGTGGTGCGTGCCGTCGTCGTGGATGTGGATCAGCTCGAGCGCCACCTTCTCGAGCTTGTAGACCGAGCGCGCGCACAGCCCGCCGAGCAGCGTCTGCCCGAAGTAGTCCGGGGCCGGGTACTTCGAGTGCCCGCTCTTGTAGTCGCTGACCAGCCCGGCGTGCGACGCCATCGCCGAGCCCACGATGTCGAGCGTCGCCGGGGTCTCGCGCGTCCAGTCGACCCCCGTGTAGTCACGGTCGAGGTTGCGCCCCAGCTCGCGCGCGGTGCGCGCCTTCCAGTCCCACGCGAAGGCGACCTCGGTCGCGAGCCAGGTCGGCAGTTCGTCGAGGTCCAGCGCGCGCAGCAACGGGTACAGCTCGTCAGGCTGCTCCGCCAGCGCCGCATCCACGCCGATGGCCGCCACGCGCTCGAGGTACGCGTGGATCTGCTTGCCGCGCCGACGCGCGGGCTCGTTGCGCGGACCCTCGTCTACCTGGGGCAGGACGGCGCTGGCCGGGCACTTCCAGACGCGGTGTGCGCGCGAGCCGGTGATGGGGATCCTCACCGGACCAGAACCGCTTTCGCCCATTCGACGAACGAGCACGGGTGCGGGCCGCCTGGGATGATAGGCTGCCCTTGGGCTGGCGCGTTGGGGTGTTGGGTGAGGTCGTAGACCTGGAACGCACTGGGATCTCCCTCGTAATCCATCACCACATTCGAATGCGTGCGGCCGTGGTCCCGCTCCCTCGCCATGCCGGTCGAGATCCGCGGACCCACGAGCACGATCCCATCGCAGCGCTCTACCACGGCGCAGCAGTCGACGAGCCCGCGCTCGCGCTGCGCCGGATCCGAGTCGTCGGCGCCGCTCTGGATGTCGGCGATCCACGGGGCGATGAACGTGGTCTCCGGGAAGCTGCGGCTCAGCCAGGAGAGCCACTTCATGGCGGCGGTGAGGTTGGCCTGCAGCGCCGATCGGACGACCGCCGCATCGTATGCGCGCTGGGCGGCATCGCCGTGCGCTTGACCTCCGATGAAGTCATCGGACTTTCGAATCGCCGCGATCTCCTCCTCGGTCGGCGCCACCGGGTGGGCGACGTACAGCACCAGGCGCGTCACCGCGGCACCTCCGGGCGCGCCAGCCGGAACATCTCGCGCGCGCAGTCGCCGGGGCGCTCGAGCGTGAGAAGATGATCGCCGACCGCAAGTTCACCGGAGCACGCCATGTCGACGATGAAGCGCATCGGCACGCCGTCGCGTAGCGCGCGCACGCGAAGCCGATCCGCCAATCGAGCGGAGATGCTCACGCTGTGGTTGCTGTAGAGGCTCAAGGCACACCTGCCAGCTCTCGGAGGCGCTTGACGAGCGCATACTCGGCCCCTCCGATGTCCCGGTCGTGCGTGAGCGCGTTGCACGCCTCGAGCAGCCCGTTTCGCAGGCCCGCGATCCGCTCGGCCGATGCGGCGTCGATGCGGTTCACGACCTGCGCAGTCTCCTGTTCGTTCATCATGATTTCTTGCCTTCCGCGCTCGGCCGCCGGCTGCAGATCAGGGCGATGCATCCGCCCGCCAGCGCGTACGCAACAAGATCGGCCGCTGGCCTGCAGCAATACGCCAACGTTGCGAGGCACCCCGACGCCGCTACGGCAACGATCTGGGCCCTCACAGCGGCAGCTCCGCCTTGCGGGCCGCGTAGAGCTTGCGGTTCGCGACGACTTCCGGCCGGATCTTGGCCTGGACCTTGGGGTCGCCGATCGTGCCGTTCCAGGCGATCCACGGGTCAGCCTCTCGGGCCAGCTGGGTCTGTGAAATGCAGCCAGCCAGCCAGGCGATGAAGCCGGCCTGGTCGTACGTCGGCTGCGTGTCGACCGGGTCCTCGTCCTCGAAGCCGGCATCGCCGAGGTCATCGGCGGCGGCACCACTCGAGGGCTCCGAAGTCGATGCCGTCGAGGAAGCCGAGGCGGTCGACGAGCCAGTCGAGGCCGTATCGGCGGGCGGAGGGTTTGCGTTCTTCGCCTCGGCATGGGCGATCGCCTGACCCCACTTATCGAGCACGACCTCGGCCGGCGGCGTCGCCGTGCTTGCGGCGGACGATGTCGCGGAGCTCGCGGGCTGCGTCGCCCCTGCCGACGACGAATCGCTTGATGCAGGGGGCGACGTAGGGATGGGCGCGGGGCGCGGGGCGCGGGTCTTCCTCTCGGGCGGCGCTGCGGCCGGCGTCACCGCGACCGACGATCCGGCCGGCAGCGGCACCTCGACGACCTGGACGCGCGGCGCGGGCGCGCTGAACTTCGGAGCCTCGGTCCACTCGACATCGATCGGGCCGTCCATCGCTTCCTCGCGCGAGATGAGGCCGGCGACGATGTGCGGCCAGATCAGGCGTCCGAGCTGCATCGAGGCGCGCGCGTTGAGCATGTCCTCGGGCGACTTGGTCCAGTTCGCCTTGCCGGCGAGCCCGGCCTTGCGCGCGCGCTCCATCGTCCACGTGATCGACTTCTCGGGGCGCCCCACCTTCTTGCCGATCCACACGGCGCGCTCCGGCGACGACTCGGCGAACTCGAAGTATTCGCAATCGGGGCTCTGGATGATGATCGCGCGCACGCCCTCGGCGCCCAGCCGCGGGACGCCTTCGATCACGTGGTAGAGGCGCAGGCTCGCCATCGGCGGCAGCCCCAGCTCAGCGCCGCTCATCACGACCAACATCATGTCGGCCGGCTTTTCGCGGTAGGCCGCCGGGATGAGCCCGGCACCGGCCAGCGCCTTGCACATCAGCTCGACCTCGACAAAAGTTCGAGGCACGATCGCGCCCGGCCTTTCGCCGGGTCGCATGTCGTCACGCAGCGCAACAAGCTTCTCTTGTCGCGGTGATAGCACCATGTCGGTGCGGGTCTCAGGTCCGTTCGGGGTCGTCATGTTCTAGTAGCTCCTGCGCCCGATGTTGACGTGGGCACGCAGACTGTGTACTCCTTTTGGGGTATGGACGGCAACCAATACGTGAACCTACCGTGCCTTGCCGAGGCGATGTTCGAGGCCGCCTCCGCGGAAGGGCCCACCTCGACGGATCGGATGTTCGAGATCGCCGCGGCGATCGAATGCGTCGCTCTACGATCGAGCGAGGAAGACAAGGTGAATCTGATGGAGATGATGTCGACGATTGACGAGTACCTGCGAGCGGTCCGATGACCGCGGTCGCGCAGAAGCTCCCCCCGATCAAGCCGCCCGTGAAGTCGCTGCCGCCGTCGCAGCAGCGGACTCTTCAGGCCCTGATCAACTTCTGGGCCGTGCGCAAACGTGCACCGACATTGATGGAGATCGCCAACTACCTCGGCGTGACCCGGCAGCCGGCCTACAACTGCCTCTTGGCTCTCGAGCACAAGGGGTATTGCAAGCGCGATAAGAAGACGCGCCGATTCGGAGTGACGCCATGAGCGACTGGGAGATGGTCGTGGATATCGAGGGTCGCCGGGTCCGCCGGCTGCAGATCCCGGGCGGGTGCCTGTACCAGGTCCAGCTCTACTGGAAGGTCACATCGTCCGACCTGGATCCGACCGTAGATGCGCTGCAGCACGACGGATGGTCGGCCCCGGTGTTCGTCCCGAGGATCGGGTGAAGGTCGGATTCGACTTCGGCGTGGCCCGGGTCACCGCTGTCAACGAACACGGCGCACTCGCCGAGGTCTGCGGTGATCTAGATGCCTGCGAGCCGACCCAGATCGAGGCCCTGCGCGCGGTCGAGGCCAAGCTCGTCGACGCTCTAATGGACGTCCGCTCCCTGATCGACATGGTCGAGGCGGTCCGGTGAGGCGCGTCATCCCGCTCTGGATCTCGATCCCATGGTGGGTCGCCGCTATGGCGATCTGCATCTACTCCGAAGCGACCGGATTCTGGCCGGGCATGGCCTACACTCCGATCGTGGCGTGGGCGCTGTCCGCCGACCGCATGCGGATCCCCGAGAAGCCGTTTCCGAGGTGGAAGTGAAGCCGCGCCAGAAGTCAAAATGCGGGCAGTGCGGCAAGCTCGGCCACAACCGCAAGCGCCACGAGGACAGCCGCAGCAAACTCGCCGCCGACATGGTCGAGCGCGACGGCTGCGCTATCGATGTAGCCGCCGCCAAGTTCGGCATCACTAGACAGGCCGTGTCGATGGTGCTGGTCGATCGCAACGGACCGCGCCAGACTCCGATGCTCGACGCAATCGCTGCGCGCAGCGACGATCGCGAGGTTCGCAAAGAGGGAGAGCTGGCATCGGTTCGAGAGAGCCATGCGGCGGCTCGGGACGCCGCGGTAGATCTGGTGCGCGGCGGAATGTCGGTAGCTTCCGTGTCGATCCAGACCGGATTCAGCTACCAGACCGTGTGGGTGTGGTGCATCAACGCGGGCGTCAGGTCGCAGGCCAACGGCGCCGGATCACCGCGCCCCGGCCATCCCACGAGAACCGCCGCCGGCCTGAGGCTGCTCGATTCCGGGATGTCGCTCCACGAGGCCGCCAGGATGGCGAAGCTTTCGCCCCAGGCGCTGCACCGCGGCCTGCGCCGTCGAAACGGGGAGAAGTTCTCATGACCGTCGACAAGGACACCGTGCTCGCCGCGCTGCGCGCCGAAGACGTCGCCGCATACCTCGGGATCTCCGGCGCGTGGCGCGGGCGCTGGATGAGGTCTCGCCGGTGCGGGTCGGACGACCATGGCACGGAGGCGTTCGGGATCTCGCGCGACGGATTCTGGCATTGCTACGCCTGTGACAAGGGCGGCGATCTCCTGGCCCTGATCGCGGCCTCCGAGAAGCTCGACGTGCGCGCCGACTTCCCGGCCGTGCTAGAGGCGGCGGCCAAGATCGCCGGCATCGACACGGGGGACCCCTGGGATGCGCTGGGCAAGGCCGCCCCGCGTCCACGCGCTCCACTGCCGCCGCCGGTCCCACTGGTCGAGCGGATCGCGCTGGCGAAGCGCCGCGCCGCATGGGCGTGGGACCGGCTGATGCACCACGAGGAGGTCGCGCGCGAGCGCCGTGATGGGCGCGTGCTGTCGGTCGGCGATCTCTACCTCGAGGGCCGCGGCCTCGACCCGACCAAGCTGCTCGGCCGCGAGGAGATCCGCGAGACGCCGATGCGAGTCTCGATGCAGGAGATCGCGAAGTCGGCCGACATGAAGTCGATGTCGCACCTGTTCGCGTCGCCGGCCATTGCGCTGCCGGTGCGCGGTCTCGACGGCGCGCTCGTCGACATCCGGGTACGGCGCTTCGAGCCGCGTCCGGGCCAGCCGAAGATCGTGGGGATGCTCGGCAGCGTGACCGCGGGGCCGGCGGAGGCTGGGCGCCCGCGCCAGCTCGTTGGATGCTACGGCAGGCCGCACGAGGTCGATGCCGACCTGGTCGTGGTCGTCGAGGGACTCATGGACTACCTGACCGCACTGATCGTCTGGCCGGAAGCGTGCGTGCTCGGCGCCGTGGAGGCCGGATCCCTGGCGCTGGTCGCCGGGCACGCGGCCCGCGAGCTCGCGCGGCGCGACGGCACGAGCCGGCTGCTCATCGTCGAGCAGGCCGACCCGCCGAAGCTGCAGCGCGACGGCACGATGCGGATCGGCGCCGCCGACGCGAGCGTGAACGAAGATCCGAACGCGGCCACGAAGGTCGCCGTGCGGCTGCTCGGCCCGCGGCGCGTGGGCTGGCTGATGTGCACGAGCCATCCATGGATCGCTATCGACGGCGGACCTACGATCCCACCGGCCAAAGACCTGAACGACTTGATCCGGCAGGGCGTGGACGCGAAAGCGCTGGTGAGGTGGTGGACAGAGATCGGTCAGGCGGCGTGAGCCGTTCTGAGAACGCGCTGCAGCTGCGCATCACGCTGCTCGAAATCCTGGCGCCCGATCGGCGCTGCGCGCATTGCGGTCGCTTCCTGGCGCTCGAGGACGCCGAGATCGACCACGCCGACGGTCGCACGTGGTGCGGTCGCCGCCTGAACTTCCTCGACCGGATCCGCCGACAGTGGCGTGAGTACCTCGATGGCGTGGTACTGCGGGCGTCCTGCCGCAGCTGCAATGCATCCGATGGCGCGCGCTTCCATGGCCGACGTCGATACGCGGTGGCCTACCGGTGATGCCGATCCTCGACGACGAAGCCGGCTCCGTCCCGGACAACGTGATCCCGTTCCCCGGGATGCGCGCGAACGCGAAGCTGACCGAGGCGTTCTCCGCCGCGCTGGCCGAGCAGAACAGCAAGCTCTCCGAGAGCGACAAGTTCCCGGGGCCGCTCGACTGCCTGACCGAGATCATCCGGCGGCGCGGGCTGCCGCGGTTCTGCTGGCCGGCCGCGTGGCCCCAGCTCGGCGAGCGCTGCCGGGCGTACACCGGCGACGTCGTGATAGTCACCGGGCCGACCGGGGCCGGCAAGACGAGCTTCGCGATCCAGGTCGGGCTGTCGTTCACCGGCAACGGCATCCCCGTGCTGTGGTGCGCGCTCGAGCTCGACCCCACGCAGATCACGGAGCGCATCGTCGCCAACATGCACGGCGTGCACACGATGGCGATCAAGGAGCACTGGACCGAGGCCCGGATCGCCCACACCCTGCAGGCCGTCCACGACATGTGGAAGTTCGTGCCGCGCCTGATGGACCCGGACAAGCAGTATGCGGCGCTGCGCCGGGCGATCGCGGTGGTCTGGAAGACGTACCGGGTCAAGCCGCTGATCGTGGTCGACTACCTCGGAAAGCTCGCGTCGCTGGCGCGCGATATCCGCATGGCCACGATCGCGGCGGCCGAGAACATCCGGGCGCTGGCCGTCGAAGAGGAGTGCTTCGTGTTGATGCTCGCTCAGCCGTCGCGCTCGAAGAACCAGGCGCTCACCGGCAAGGTCGATCACGAGTCGGCGACCGATACCTCCGGGTCGGCCGGCGAGAGCGGCGAGGTCGAGAACGCCGCGGCGATCGAGATCAACCTCGAGGTGTTCAAGGCCGACGACAAGGACGAGCTCGAGGCGCGCTGGAACATCGCCAAGAGCCGGCACGTCGGGCGCGAGGGCAAGGTGGGCGCGCGGTTCAAGAAGCCCGGCGGCGTGTGGGACGAGCTCGACTACGTCCCGGTCCACCCGCTTGCGGTGAAGGCCGAGCACGAGAAGGCGAAGAAGGACAAGCACCGCGCCGGCCCCGCGCCGTCGATCGCGGAGGTCACGGCGGACATGAACCTCGCGCGCGCCGGCGACGCCGACGCATCGCGGCGGGCAGAGATCATGACGGCGCTGACCCGACACGGGATGCTCGGCATGGAGTGGTCGGAGATCCGCGGGCTCCGCGGAGTCGGCCGCGGCAACGCCGCGCAGTCGGCGCTTCAAGAGCTGTCGCGCTCCGGCGCGATCGAGAAAACCCCAAGCGGACGCTGGCGCGTCGTTGCGAGGATCGAATGAGCATCCGGCGATCGACCAGCGCGGAGACCGCGGCGAGGTTCGCGGCGATGTACAAGCCGCGCCGCCGCTACCGAATGCCCTACAACCGCACGCGGTCGCCAAGGCCAACGCTGCCCGAGGCACCCGGGCCGGACCGCATCGTCATCAACTTCGGCCGCGCCACTCTCGGGGAAATCCTGTCTGCGCTGTGCGAGCGCATCTCCGACGGGCACGACACCCAGATCACGCGAATCGCCGAGGACATGATCCGAAGCGCATTGGAGTATCGACCATGAGCAAGACACCCAAGGACCCAATCAACCCATCTCACTACCGCGGCGACACCGTGATGCGAATCATCGAGGAGTTCGACCTCGGTTTCTGTCTCGGCAACGTCGTCAAATACATCCTGCGCCACGCCGCAAAGGCGGGACTCGAGGATCTCAAGAAAGCGCGCTGGTATCTCGACCGAGAGATCGCGCGCCAGGAAGGCAATCTCAAGTGACCAACGAAATCCCAGTTCTCGATTACGGCTTCGTCGCCCTCGTCGACGTCATGGGCCACGACCGGACGCCGGCGCAGACCGCGCGCACCTCGTTCCGCAACCGCAAGGAGCGCACCGAGGACGAGGACGCCAAGCTCACCAGCTACCTCGTGCGTCACAGGCACACGACGCCGCTCGAGTTCTGCCAGATTCGCTTCTATCACAAGATGCCGATCTTCGTGGCTCGCCAGCTCGTGCGACATCGGACTGCGAGCATCAACGAGGTCAGCTACCGGTATGTGCAGGCCGCGCGTGAGTTCTACGTGCCAGTCGGCGAGCGCATGCAACGCAAGGCCGAGACGAACAAGCAGGGCTCATCCAGTCAGATCGTTGACGACCCGTTGGGGTGCAACAGGCTCATGGTCCAGAGCTGCAACGCGTCGTTCGATGCCTACGAGGCACTGCTCACCAAGGGACTCGCGCCCGAGCTGGCGCGCTCGGTCCTGCCGTGCGGCACGTACACCGAGTGGTACTGGCAGTGCGACCTCCACAACACCCTGCACATGCTCGCGCTGCGGCTTGACCCGCACGCGCAGTACGAGATCCGCGTCTATGCCGAGGCGATGCTGGCGCTGCTGCGGCCGGTGTTCCCAACGATCATCGACGCATGGGAATCGTCGCGCAGGTGACCGTCGCCCGCATCATCTCCGGCGGCCAAACCGGCGCCGATCGCGGCGCGCTAGAGGCCGCGTGGGACCTCGGGATCGCCACGGGCGGCTTTGCGCCGGCGGGCTGGCGCGCCGAGGACGGCGTGATCCCCGAGCGCTACCGGGTCGGCATGGTGCAGAGCGCCTCGCCGGCGTACCCGGTGCGGACCCGCGCGAACATCGAGGCCAGCGACGCGACGCTGATCCTGTCGATCGGGCCGCTCGAGATGGACAGCGGCAGCTACCTGACCGCGAAGATGGCTCGCACGCTGGGCAAGCCGTGCCGGCACAACATCGTGGCCGACATCGAATACCGAAGGCACGCCATAGACCGGGTATCCCAGTTTCTGCGCGAATGCAACGTCCGCATCCTCAACGTCGCCGGACCGCGCGAGAGCCGAGAGCCCGGCGTCCAGGCCGCGGTGCGCGCGGCGCTGGCGGCGATCCTCGGCGGCGAGCGGGACCCGTGGGACGCGCTATAGCAGCGCTCTACGTGGCCACGGGCGGCTGCTACTTCAACCAGCCCGACGTGGATCCGTGGGATGAGGAGCGTGATGCACGCGCCTTCGCGGGTCCGCATCCGGTTGTCGCCCACCCGCCGTGCGAGCGCTGGGGTCGCTACTGGTCGGGCGGTCCGTCGGCCCGGGTCCGTCGCCTGCTCGGCGACGACGATGGATGCTTCGCCGCCGCGGTCGCCGCGGTGCGCAGGTGGGGCGGCGTGCTCGAGCACCCGCAGGCGTCGCACGCGTGGAAGGCGCACGGGATCGCGCGGCCTCCGTTCGTCGGCGGATGGGTGCCGGGCGACGAGCTCGGATGGACGTGCCAGGTCGAGCAAGGGCACTACGGGCACCGCGCTCGCAAGGCGACGTGGCTCTACGCGGTCGGCTGCGATCTTCCAGAGTTGATCTGGGGGCCGTCACCCTCCGGCGTCCGGCTGGACGCCGGATATCACTCGAAGGACGAGCGGCGCGCAGCTGAGGCGCGCGGCGACCTGCGGGTGCCGCTCGAGCGGCTGGGGAAGCGGGAGTGCATCGCGACCCCCGATCGGTTCCGCGACGTCCTGATCTCGATCGCGCGCACCGCAGACCCCTGGCTGGGGCTATAGCGAGTCGCGGCGCCGGTAGTCCACGTCGACGGTGAGCTGCCAGGTCAGCAGCGCATCGAAGATCGCAGGGTTCGAGACCACGAGGATCTCCCCGGGGTCGAGCCACAGCGCGGCGCCGTTGATGCTCTCGTAGAGCTCGTAGACGATCCGGTTGCCGGCCGCGCCCTCGCCGGCGAGATCCATCGTCGCCATCGGCACGGTGCCGCGCGTGAACCCGACGACCGTAAGCCCGGCCGTCGTCGAGATTTGCGCCCCGACCAGGCCGGAGTTTCCGCCGGCGTCGAGCGTGCGCTTCGCCAGCGCGGTCAGCGCGGTCCCGCCGGCCGGCATCGCCTGCGCGTTGTCCGAGCTCTTGAACAGCCGCAGCGCCCGCCCCGCGGCGACCGGCGCCGCCGAGGCCACGATCGCGGTGAAGGTCATGCGGATGCCTTCGATCTCGATCGGAGCGCGGCGCGGCGCGTTCACGTTCGCGGCGACGTCCGCGGTCGCCTGCATCGCGAACACGATCGAGTTGGCCGCGAGCGCAGCGGCCATGGTCCCGGTCGAGCCGGTTAGGGAGTACGCCTGGCCACCGCAGCTGTCATCCATGCGGATGGGTTACACCACCCGACCTGGGCTAGCCAGCGGTCTCGTTGATGTCGTCGAGCGACACGCTGGCGCCTGCGGTGTTGGCGGTCACCAGCTTGTAGTAATGACCGGCCGGCACGTCGTAGGTCAGCGTCCACGGCATCGTCGCGCTCGCGGCCACACCGGACAGCCCGGCCGGCTGCCGTCCCCGCCTGGTCGTCGGCGGGTTGCTGGCGTCGCTCAGCAGGTCGACGCTGACGGTCTGCGATCCGAGAAGAGTCGACGTCAGGCTCATCGAGCCAGTCGCCGTTACCCGGGTGGGTCTCGTCGAGCTGGGTTGCCGCGCGGCGTTCAGCCCGAGTGAGCTGTGAGACGAGCCCGCCGTCGAAACAACTGCAAGCCCACTGTCATCGTCGGCCGGGATCGCGGCGACCGCAGCGGACAGCGAGGCAACCGACGCCTCGAGCGCATCGATGTCGGTATCGATTGAGTCGACGGCGCCGGCGAGGTTTGATGCGACCGTAGCAAGCGCTGCGGACACCGCGCTCGAGATGTCCGAGTCGGTCGCGTAGTCGGTGAGCGCTGCGGCGACGGCGGCCGAGATCGCATCGGTCACATAGCTCGGGAGCGCGACCTCTCGCCACTGACCAACCTCGGTACCCTTGGTGACGCTGACCAGGGTGCCCGAGACCACGCCGTTGAAGGTGTCAGCGGTCGGCCATGGGTCAACGCCGTCGGCAATGGCCACCAGGTTGACGGTGTCGCCGGAGATGATCTTGACCACGAAGGCCAGCGACCATCTACCCGACGTGATCTGAACCTCGACGACTTGACCCTTGGATGCGCTCATTGTGAGGGCACCCTATCATGGGTCGGTCAGAACCAGGCTGAGACCTGAAGCACAACCAGCGCGACCGCGGCGCCGATCGCGACCGCCGAAATAGCGATCAACCAGCCCGGCACGGGATCCGGATCGTCCACCGGGCTCACGCGGTGGGGGCCGGCGCCGGCGTGTTCGCCGTGATCGCGGCGGCGAGCGCGGTCGCCGAACTGTTCAACCGGGCCGCGAGCGCTGCGACGGCGGCCGGGTCGGTCGCGACCGCGGCGAGCTGGGCGGCGAGGCCCTGGATGAGGGTGATCGCGGACTGCTCCACGGTTTCGGTCTGGGCCACCTGGGCGGCGAGGGCATCGAGCTGTGCGGACATGAGCTGTTCTCCGGCTACGAGGGCGCCCAGCAGGGCCGTCTGCTGGGTGTTTTGAAGCTTGATCGTGTTGAGGAGCGCCTCGATTCGATCAAGCTGGGTCGGTTCGGCCATTGGTCGAGGTTGCACACCGGAACGCCGAAGCGCAAGCTGCGTGAATGGCGATAGTTGCCTACCTGACGCACCCCATGGGCGAGGCAGACGAGGATGGCGGATCGCTGAGAGGCGACAACGTCGCCAACGCGATGCAGTGGTTCAAGTTCCTCGTGATGACTACCCGGTGGTGCATCACCTGCCCATGGTTCGTCTACATCGCCGCCGTGGACGACGTGTTCCACCGGCCGCGGGCGATGCGAGACCAGATCGAGCTGATCGGCCGATCGGACCTGGTCGTGATGTGTGGCGGGCGCGTCTCTCCCCATATGGAGCTCGAGAAGAACCACGCGCAGCGCAGGATCCGAGAGGCGATCCCCGTGCTCGACCTGACTACCCTCGGCGTCATGCCCCCGTGGGGCGACAAGGACCAGGTCGGCCAGGATATCGTGCGGCTAGCGAAGTCGCTCGGGATCTAGCGCCGGCCGCGCCCCTGGCCCCAGCCGCGGACCGGGCCGCCGCCCTCTGGCGTGTTGTTCATGTCCCGGCGTTGGAGCTCGAGGTCCATCTCGAACAGCTGCCGGCGGACCTCTTCGGGCTGATCCTGCGAGCAGATGATCCGGATCGCGTTGTTCGGCGGCAGCACGTAGGACATGCGACTAGCCTACCGCAAAAGCAAACGCCCCGAGGTCCCATGACGACCCTCGGGGCGTTTGCCCACCCTGACCGGACGAAGGAAGCTAGATGCCGCCCTCGATGACCATCGAGGTTGTAGCGCCGCTCCTCGCCAAAAACAAGAGCCGCCTCGGGGAAAGGCGGCTCCGTGGACCCACGTTAAAGTGACCGGGTCCCCGACACTGTCGACCTGGGTGTTCAATGCCCAGATAGTTGGTGCGCAGGTTCTCCCTGCGTTCTATTCCCAGCTGATCGAGATCAGGTTGTAGTACCGGCCATCACGCCGGTCAAGAAGTTCCGCATCAGTTCGGCCGGCGTGCCTTTCATCATGACCCGCGCGCCGCGATCCTGGACCTCAGCCGGTGACCCGGTGAGGAACACGAAGCGGTCTTCCAGGTCGGGGCGGTTACGCCGGATCCACTGCAGGACATCGCCGCCGGTGCCGGCGCTGCTGCTGCCTAGCCAGTAGTCGCTGACCACCATGTCGACGCCGCCGGTGGCCAGGATCGCGATGGCGCGCGACGCGGTCTCCGCGGTGATGACGGTGGCCGTCGGGAAGGTGCGGCGCAGGAACCGCCAGTGGGCCGCGCAAACATCGGGGTCATCTTCGATCAGCAAGATCGTGGATTGGGACATGCCTTCCACTATCGGCCGACACGATCCGGAGTTGGGGTATCGATCGGGTGTTTGATTCATTTTGCATCAACTTGTTGACATCGATTCGCGATGCATCCAGAGTCTCCGCAATGCCGAAGAAGCCAAAGCCGAAGAAGGTATCCATCACCATCCGCCTCGACCCGGCCGCGCACCGCCGCATCCAGGCCGACATCATGCAGATCGCCAGCCTCAGTGGCCTGCCGCAGCTCAAGGTGGCCGCGTACATCGAGCACGCCGCCCTGGAATACCAGCGGCTGTCGGGGCGCGCATGATCATCACTCGAGATCTGCTGTCGAAGTGGGGCGCCTGCGAGGACTACCAGGGTGACGCCCTGGATAAGTTCTTTATGGGTCGACCCGAGATCACCGCGCGCGAGGCGTGCGCGTTCGACATCCCACACGGCGACAAGATGTGGCTACTAACCCACGCGCTGTGGGAGCGCGATCCGTGGCTCTGCTACGATTTTTCGCTGTGGTGTGCCGAGCAGTCCATCCGGCACGTTGAGCCGGCCTGGCAGGAGCGCGCGAAGGCCACCCTGGCCACCGTGACCGGGCTCCGGGGTCAACCCGCCGAGGCCGCCGCCGAGGCCGCCAGGGCCGCCGACGAGGCCGCCAGGGCCGCCAGGGCCGCCGACGAGGCCGCCGCCGAGGCCGCCGCCTGGGCCGCCGCCGGGGCCGCCGAGGCCGCCGCCAGGGCCGCCGCCGGGGCCGCCGAGGCCGCCGCCAGGGCCGCCGCCGGGGCCGCCGCCGGGGCCGCCGAGGCCGCCGCCAGGGCCGCCGCCGGGGCCGCCGCCGGGGCCGCCGCCAGGGCCGCACAGATCAGCAAGGCTCTCGAGATGCTCGAGGCGCCGCAAACTGCAGTGGAGGGATAAATGGCAATCGAAGATCGCGGGACCGGAGACGCCGAGCTTGCCGCGGAGATCGCCGTGCTCGAGGACCAGCCGCAGCGCGGCCGGACTGCGCAGGGGCTGGTGTGGCTGCGCGAGCTGCAGAAGCGTCGGGCGGCCACGACCCCGGACAGGGAACGGGTGCACCAGGTGGTGCGGGAGGCCGTCACGAAGCGACTGAGCGTGTGGTCGGCGCTGGCGCACGATCCGATCTGCCGCGCCGCCGACGCCATCGCCGACCGAGCCGCGGAGCAACTGTCCGTGCCCGCCCCCAAGCCCCACCACGCCGGGCGCCAGGCGATCCCGGCGATCGATCCGTCGGACACCCCGGAGTTGCGGGAGGCCATCGCTCGCGAGGGAGAGCGGCTAAACGATCGACTTCGCCTGGAGCACCGGTCCCGAGTGCACGCCGCGGCTGACAAGATCGATCGCGGGGCCAACGTGGTCGCCACGCCGACCGACGAGGATCATCCGCTCGGCCTGGTCTCGGTGACGCCGGCGCCGCGTCGGATCCCGGTCGGGGTGTTCATCGATAACCTCGAGAGGACGGCGAAGTTGGATCCGGCGATCGATCAGATGCGCCAATGGATCACGGTCGGTGGGCTGCCGAATAAAATTACGCTCGACCACATCATCGCCGCGCAGCCCGCCGCGATCCTCGCGCTGATCGCCACGGTCCGCGAGATGATCCCCCTGGTCAAGAACTGGGCGGCCAGTGAGCGCGCTGCGGCGAACCGGCTCGGCATCACCGATCCCGACTTCGACGCCATCGTCGATCGAGCCCTGTTCGTCGAGGTCCCGTGACCGAGAAGGAGATCGCGATCCTGGCCGAGATGACGCCCGAGCGGAGCACCTCGTTCGACATGGCCAACGACGTGATCGACCGATGCTCGAAGGAAGCATCCACGCCGAACGCCATGCTGATCGGGCTGGCTTTCGCGGTCGGCCGCATCCTCCTGATCGACAGGATCCCGATCGACTTATTCCACGAGACGGTGCAGAGCGCGATGGATTCCGAATCCAACGACGACCTCAAGAAGAACCAGGACTGACCATGACCAATGACGACATCTTCACGATCGCGATGGCGATCTCCCTGACCCTGTTTGCCGTCGCTGCGCTGTTGCGCGCCCGGCGACGGGCCATCAACATCAACAACGTCGGCGCGCTGTACGGGCTGCGCCGGTGGAGCGGCGAGAGCACCGACGAATTCCGCGACCGCATCCGAGCGAAGGCCACGTTCGTTTCCCATATCCAGAACCGAGCGCCGTACCAGGTCAATGCGCGGAGAGGGGGCGCCAGATGAACGCGGCGGACCACATCATCCTGCGCGAAAACCTGGAAGCCAGCATGCGGCGCTCCGACATCGCTCAAGCTGCCGCTGACCAGGCGTCCATCGTCGTCCTCGATAGGGACAGGGAGATCTCGCAACTCAACGACAAGATCGAAAGATTGATCTCTGGATGTGTAGAAGCGAACGACCTCAGGGTAAATGCCCTGTTCGAGCGCGATCTTCACATGAAGCGCTGCGACGAGCTGGTGCGGCTTGGCCGAGACAGCGAAGAGGCGACCTCGCGCAGGATCGAGTATCTGAAGTCCGAGATCGAGGACGCGCTCCTGGTCGTGCAGGAGCAGTCGCGCGACATCGTCGGACTGGTGAAGGCGGTGTCGCGCGCGGAGCGCGAGGTCCAAGAGCTGCGATCGCGGCGCGTCAAGGAGGTGTAGCTTGGCGTCTCGGGTCTACAGCAATACCTGCGACACCCACATACTACGCCAGATCGGTCTCCGTCACCTGTACCGACTCGAGGGACGGACGTTCCACGATTGGGCCGTGGAGGTCCGGGAGGACTTCGGATCTGCGTCGGAGCGCAGGCTCTATCGCGTGATGAGATGGCTGATCGACAAGGGACTCGTAGTCAAATCCGACGAGACCACTATCCAGGACAACGGAGGGGACTTCCCGACCGAGGTGTGGGTGTACCTGAGGGCTTCCGATCGGGTCCCCTCGGTCAGATGGAAGGGGAAGTCTGGTCGACCTCGCAGGAGGTCCAGTGTCAGTTCGGGCTCTCGGCCCAAAGCGTCGCGCGCAGCCTAGCCAGCCCGCCGGGCAGCGTGAGCGCGCTGATGTCCGACTTGCCGTAGCCGGGCACGACGTTAGGGTAGCCCCGCGGCTCCGGCTGGTTCTCGTCTCGGCCGGCGTCGTACTGCCACCACGCCAGGTGATCCAGGTCGGTCCCGGTGCGCGCCAGAAACTGCCGGGTGCTCTCGCCGACGCCGTGCAGCTCGCTGCCGTACAGCGCCACCCAGGAGCGGCCGCACCCCATCAAGCTGCCGACCTGGAGATCCCGCAGGAGCTCGCCGCCGTACAGCGTGGGCGCGCGCCCGGAGAGCTGGCGGTAGCGCGCCGCGAACGCGCTCACGCAGTCGATGACCTGCTGCCGGTTCGGCGTCTTGCGCTGCCCGCCACGCTCGACGTCGACCATCGCCCACATCGTGCCCACCAGCTCGCCGCCGATCAGCTTCATCAGCCCCATGAACCGGTCCGCCTGCGCGGCGCCGTCCTGCGCGATCGTCAGGTAGTGGTAGAAGCCGTCGAACAGGTCGCCGCCGTAGCGCGGGCTGTTGACGAACGGCTTGCGCTGCTCGAGCGCCCACGCCGCGTATTGGTAGTCCAGGCCCTGCGAGAGCTTGAACACGGCGCCGTGCCACGGCGGGCCGGCCGCGCAAAACGCAGCGCCGTCGCCCTTGGCATCGCCCGGGTAGCGGTCGATGAACAGCGGGTCCACGGTCACGGGCAGGCCTCGATCGGCGGCGCGAACTTGAAGATCGTCCCGCTGAACGTCGATCCGTAGATCTCCCCGTCGGTCGTGGTCATCAGTCCGCCGTACGGGTAGCTCGGGCCGCCCGGATCGAAGCTGTGCACGAGCCGCTGCCGCGTGCCGTCGCGCGCGAGCTCGTAGATTCCACCGGCGCCCGCCGCGCCGCCGTAGGCCGCGGTCCCCATCACCATCCCGTTCGGCGCCTCGGTGACCCGGCCGTTGGCCATGCCGCCGGTCGTGTTCGAGAACCGCGGGACCGCGTCGACGACGACCGGCTCGAAGCCGCCGAGCACCGAGATCCCCGCAGTCGGGTCGAGCCGCACGACGAGCCCGGTCCCGCCGCTGCCCTCGAACTGGCGGGCCATCACGAGCGCGGTGCCGATCCGGGTCGGGGCCTGGATGCTCGTGTTGTCGTTGCAGCACTGCGACCCGGTGAACGCCGGCCAGCTGTCGACCACGGTCAGCGCGAGCGTTGCCGCGTCCGCGCGCACGTAGGCGCCCACGCCGTTCTCGGCGCCGTCGTTGGTGCTGAAGTGCAGCGACCCGCCGCTGTAGGTCAGGCCGCCGTACGCCGTCCCCGTGGCCGGCGAGAGCGGGACGTAATCGAACCCGCTGGCCGACCAGCACCACACGGTGCCTCGGCTCAGCGCGCCGCCGCCCTTCGTCGTGCCGCAGATCCGACCGTCCGGCGTGAGCGCCGGCGTGCCCATCGGGTACTCGCCGTCGAGCGCGCGACCCACGGCGAAGAAGTTGTGCAGCGTCTCGAACGCCCCAGTGTCGGGGCAGTAGCGCCAGAGCGTGCCCGCGCCGGCCGCGGTGTCCGCCTCGATCCCGGCGCCGGTCGGGCGCCCGCCGACCTGGGTCACGCCAACGAGGCAGCCGTCGACCGCGAGCGGGGTTCCGTAGGGATGGTATCCGCCGTCGTTCTGCCCGCGCGCGTCGAGCTGGTCGAACGCGTGCGCGACCTGGATGTCCGCGTCGCCGTCGAGCGACACCGAGATCAGGGCGCCGGGGCAGTGCTTCAGGTGCTCGGCGTCGTTCCAGTGCGCGGTGCTCGAGCAGTTGTAGGTTCCGTTGGGGCCGCGCTCGCCGGCCATCCAGTAGACCCGGCGGCCGAGCTGCGCGCCGGCGCCGCGGATCGCCATGCCGGTCTGGTCGGTCAGGGTGGCGACCTCGACGAAGCCGGGCGCGGCGACCGCCTGCCGCATGGCGACTTCGATCGGGGTCGGCGAGCAGCCGGCCAGGGCCAGCGCGACGAGCGCGGCGCGGATCACGACGCTTTCACCAGCGAGCGCGCGACGGTGTAGCCGAGGGCGCCGAGCATCGACGCCGCGATCCCGGCGACCGCGAGCACGGTGTTGTTGGTCACCGCGCCGGACGCGAACAGCGCGGTCAGGAGCATCGCCGCGACCTTGAGCCAGAATTCCGAGGTCTTGAACCCGGGCTTCGGCGGGACGGTGGCGAGAATGACGGAGGTATCGGTGGACAGAGGGAGGTTGGAATCAGCCATAGTTCCGGTGTTGTCACACCGGCTGGCGAGCCGTCCAGCCCTATTGCGCTGCAGGCGGTGCGGGCTCGGTAGAACCGCAGGCGACCCGGTCGAGGTACAGGTCGACCAGCATCCCCATCAGGCGCGCCTGGCGAACCGCTTCGGACGGCTCGAAGCAGATCGCGCCCTGCCCGAAGTTCTTTTGACAGAGTACTGGGTCACCCCTTCGGGGCTGGGGCGGCAGGTCCGGCAGGGTCAACGGGCACACCGTTCGAACTTGGACCGGCACCGGCACTCGCACCTCGACCGGCTTCTCGACGGTCACGGTCCGCGTACAGCCGATCGACAGTGGAATCGTACAGAGCGTCACCGACCGGAGCGCCCAGCTTCGCAATCTTCTCAAGGAGATCTCCATTCGTTGCACGTGCCCGCACAAGATCCTGCGTCGCGTGCGTCAGGTCAAGCTGCGCGCCCTTGAGCTGGGTCAGCGCCACGGCGGCGGCGGCCTGCGCGTCGAAGGCGTGGGCTCGCTCGGCGTCGGCCCGGGCCTCGGAGATCCGCGCCCGCTCGGCGGCGTCGTTGGCCTCTTTGAGGGCGGACCACGCCTTCCACCAGCCGGAGATCGCGGCGGCGAGGGAGGCTGCAGAGAATGCGAGAATGGCGTACGTCAAGGGCAACCTCCGACGGCTAGAGCGCTGATGATGGCGGCGACGATCGGGCCGACCACCGCGATGATCTTGATGGCCAGGTCCCGGCTGTGCTTCCGGCGAGCCGCGGTCTCGTCGATCTTGGCGATCTCGCCGGTGCGCTCGACGTCGATCCGGGCCTGGACTGCGCTGACATGGATCGCCGAGCGCTCGCGGCGCGCGACCTTGAGCTCCTCGAGCAGGACGTCGAGCTTGCCCTTGACCACGGCGATGTCGGTGTCCTGTCGGTGCAGGTGATCCATTACCGCATGGCGCAGCTGGCCCACCCGGTCGAGGGTCTTCGCGGTGACGTCGGCGGTCTGGCGGGCGCTGCGCGCCATGAGCGCCATCGGCTCGGCGGCTCGGCGGCGCGACTCGGAGTTGGTCCCCCAGGGCGGCGTGTCGCCAGCCGTCTCTTCGTCGTCCGGTGGTTCCGCCATCCTTGCGGGTTACGCGGCGGCGCGGCGGCGCGCAAGACCCGGCGTACCCTGCAGCGAAAGACTACAGACGGTCGTACTTCAGATCCACATCGCCGAGACAGAGATTGGCGCCGACCTTCGAGACCCGAACACGCATGACGTCGGTCGCCAGCAGGATGTGGTTGACGAATGATGTCAGCGTGATCGTCTGCCACGCTGCGCTGACTGAGCTGAGGCCGAAGGTTCCCAGCGTAACCGGGGCCGTGTCGGCCGCACTGGTGTAGAGCAGCAGGCTGAATGAGGTGTCGGGCGCACCGCCGGTGCCGAACATCTCGATAGATCCACCGATGACCCGGTCGCCGGCCTCCCATGGGCCGGCATTGAACTGGGAATCCGAAGACGCCGAGTTCTTGAGTATGCTGGGGCCGCCGGCCGCTGGGTTAACGGCCCCGACGAACCCGTTGGCCCCACCGGACTGGAACACAGGGACTGGCGTGAACCTTCTGTCCCACACCTTTCTCTTGTGTCCGATAATCTGATCTTGGATCTCGTCGATGAGAGCCGACGGAAGCGGGTCGGACGGGGTGAGCGTTGCAGTTCTCGAGTCAGGGAGATTACCCATGCCGCATCCGATCTGGCGCGGTGGCGCCGGCGCTGCATCAACATGCGAGTCCGGCAGCAGCACACCGGCATCGGGTTCGTACTGAGCGGGGACCGACGACGTGCAGCCCGCCAGCGCAATCGAGATCAGGAGTGCCTTCATGTGCGATGAGGTAGCAGGCATTCCGGTGCTCGTGAAGTGGGTAATCATATACCCCCGCATGGTCCGCGGTCACAGCCGAACGGGGTATCGCAGAGTAGCTCTCTGCTCGTGATGAACGTGCCCTCGGTATAGGCGTGCTTAATCGCCTGGATGACCGAGTGAGCGCCGTCTACGTCCGGCGTGAAGCCGAGCGCGGAATCTAGCAGGACGTAGGCATCGAACGACCGCGTGCCGAACGGAGCCCGGGTCCGGCTGTTGTCGAAGTCGGCCACCGGCGCCGCGATCGCCCCGGTCGAGCGCAGGTAGAGCCCGGAGAGGTTCTGCAGGGTCGGGTGCGTGATGTTGCCCGACGTCGTGAAGCCGGCCGACGCGGACGTGATCGACCACGCCGCCTTCCACGTGCCCGGGGTGTCGGTCTGGTACAGGTGCAGCCAGATCGCCGCGGGGTTGGCGCCGAGCGTGGCCTGCGTGACGAGGCCCTGCGACACGTTGTGCTGGAAGCTCTCCGTCACCACGACGAACGTCCCGGCGTTGTCGCGCAGGCCGAGCAGTAGGTAGTTCCCCTGCGTGCGCTCGCCGAAGTAGATGCCGGTCTCCGCGGTCGATTGCGGCGTGGTGAACGCGAGCTTGGCGAAGTGGTGCGCGGCCTGCCCGTCGCCGCCGATGTCCTGCGTGCAGGTGACCCAGGTCCGCGTGGTGCCGTTCATGAGGAACGTGCCAGCGCCCGGCGCCGCGTGCGCGCTGCCGGCGACCGCGGTGAACGAGGCGGCCGGCGTGACGTCCCACCGGAGCAGGTTCAGCGTGGTGAAGTCGTCCTCGACGTCGTTGGTGAACGCCAGGAACTCGAGGTCGTCGTTGGTCGCTCCGCCGAGCAGGCCGACCAGGGCGTCCTCGAGCCCGCCGATCGAGACGCCGCGGCGCTGGCGCATCCGCGCGACCACGCGAGCCCGCTGCTCGTCCACGCCCGAGCTCGGCGCCGGCGTCACGCGGACCGCGGTCTCCCAGTCGGCGAGCACCTGGCCGTAGGACCGGCCCGGCAGCGCGTTGGCGCGGAAGTTCTCGATCGCCGCCGCGGCGTAGCCCAAACCCTGCCCGATCAGGCGCGTCTCGAGCTGGACGTCCGCCGCCGGGTCGGTCGGCAGCGGGAAGCCGGGATCGTGCAGCTCGGTGAACAGCTGGACCCCGAGCGGCTGGTAGCTGGTGATGCGCAGCCAGGTGCTCTCGATTTCCTCGTGGGTCAGCTCGCGGCCGACCACGAGCAGCTCATCGATCGCGCCGGCGAAGTAGTCCCCCGGGGATCCTTCGGCGCGGTATCCGATCTGGAACCGCCCGGTCGTCCCGCCTCCGATCGAGCCATTCGAGCTCGTGACCTGGCCGAGCAAGACGTCACCGACGTAGTAGCGAAGCACGACCTCGGTCGGAGAGACCCAGCGCCGCGTAGCGGTCAACATGGTGAACTGGCCCGGCGGCAGAACGACGCTGGCGCCGGCCTGTACATGGGTCGTCCCGCCGACGTCCTGCCAGACCCACTGGAAGCTCGCCGTGTGGCTTGGGGCGTCCACCACGTCGAGCTGGATGCAATAGCACAGGGCCTCGGCGCTCGTGGTTCCGATCCCGCGCGACGCGATCGCCCCGGCCGAGCCCTCGGCGTCCTGCGCGGCGGCATCCCAGGAGAGCACGACCTGGATCGAGCAGTCGCGCGTGAGCAGGGTGGCGCCGCTCACGAGATCGCGGGCATCAAGCCCCATCGTGGAGCCGTTGAACCGTCGCGCGTTGCCAAGCACTCCGTCGACGACGTCCGGCATCACGTTGGTGGTGAACAGCCCGTAGCTCGCGACGTCAAAGTCCTGCATCACGCCATGCGCGTCCTGCGGTCTCGTCGCGGTGTCCTGCTCGTTGAACCGGACTAGCAGGACCGGATCCGGGTCGACCAGGCCGATCGCGCCAGGCGGATCGAAGAACAGCCGCTTGTCCGCGCCGGGCGCCATCAGCCCCTCCGCACGAGCACGGCGCCCGGGGTGACGTAGTGGATCTGGGCGTCGTCGGGGAACGCGTCGTCGACTGCCTCGTAGTTCGCGGCCGGCGTAGCCACGTCGACGTCGCGGACGCCGGCCTTGTACTTGGCGATCCCGAACAGCTGCGCGCGCACGATCGCGCCGGACCAGCTGACCCCGCCGGCCACGTTGTAGATCCCGCCCGGGTTGGCGCTGCCGATGCCATCGGCCAGGATGTCGAGCCCGACGGTCGAGTCGACCGAGCTGGCCGGCAGCGGCGTCAGGCCGCGCCCGGCGTAGACGATCTCCCCGTTCAGGTGAGCCACGATGGCGGCGCGGACCGGCGTGACCAGTGGGCCGCCCGAGTAGATCACGTCGGTCGCGACCGGGTCGACCGCCGGGGTTTTCTCGAGGATGACCTTGTCGACGGCGGAGATCGATTCGATCTTGAACTCGGTGCCGTCCTGCGCGCTCGCGACGCCGCGCAGCGACAGCCGGTGCCCGGCGCGCAGGGACGGAGGCAGCGCGCCGCCGGAAAAATGCAGCTCGCGCGTAGCCGAGACCCAGCCGAGCACCGTCGGCGGCGTGCTGTCGTCCCAATCGAACGCGAAGGCTGCCTGCCCGTTCGGGATCAACAGGATCTCCACGGGCCTCGGGTCAGCTACTGTGACCAAGATCCGCAGGCCGCCGCCGGCGCCCGTGATCTGGAACGGCGCTGTGGTCTGGGTGCGGATGTATGTCGCCACGGCCTCGCGGTCGTCGACCGTCAGGGTGCGCGCCGTCCCGCTGCCCGCGTAGAACGCCGCGATGTCGATCGTTCCGCGCCCGGCCCGGTTCGGGTAGGCGAACGCCGCCGCCACCGTGTTAAGGCTCGCCAGCGCCCATTTCACGAAGTCGGCCTGGTTGCCGCCGCTCGGGGTCTGCGAGAACGTGGCGAGCACGCGCGCGCGGTAGCTGCCGAATGGCTCCGCGTCGAAGCCGTCCTCGTCGAGCGGTAGCTGTAGGATGACGTTGCGCTCGATGCCGGGCAGCGTGTTCACGAAGGCCAGCGTCTGCCCGGCGTCCTGCCGGGTTTTGGCTCCGGTGTCGACCGCGACGATGCTGGCGTCGACGAAGCTGTCCGGATCGACGCCGGCCGTCCCGGGGATGGTGACGTTCTGAGCCAGCTCGTAGATCAGGCCCGAGGTGTCGTGCTTGAGCTGCTCGCCGATCGTGACGGTCGCGCCGGCGGCTCCGCGCACGCGCCCGGCCGACGCCTTGCGGGCTGGCGTGGCTGCCTTGCGCGGAACACCGACGGTATCCCCCCAGTCGTCAATGGGCTTTCCATCGCCGGCGGTCAACGGGTGCACGTCGCGCTCCGCCGAGTCGACATGGGCGTGGAGTTGCGTCACCGCGGCGGCCAGGTAAGTCGCTCGGCGGCCATGGAAGGTGCGCCGGCTACCGAAGTTGGCCCACGGGAACAGCGACTTGCCAAGCGCGACGAGGAAGTCTCGCGTGTCGGCCAGGGATGGAACGGAGAATGGCATGGCTACCTCGGTGAGAACGACGCGTCGACGGGGGATCCCGAAGCGAGGTCGCGCCAGTGAAGCTGGACTGCGCCGCGACCGGACTCATCGACCAGGGCATCTCCGGCGGTGTCGCGGACGTCGACCGAGAGGTCCGAGATTACGCCGTCCGCGACCAGCACACCGCCGGCGCGCAGTACGTCGGACTGGATGACCTCCGGGGTGATCGGGTCGCCCACGCGGCGCAGCGCGCGCAGGCGGGTTCCGTCGCCCGGGTCGAACGGGCTGGCGCCGAGCTCGAGCTCGAGCATGATCATCACGGTCGCGCGCGAGTCCGCGGTCTCGGCCCATTCGCCGCCGTCGGTGCGCACGAAGTCGAGCGAGACCGGGTCGAGCATCATGTCGAAGGCACCGGGGATCTCGCCGGCGGGGTTCTGCTGCAGCGCCTCGGCGCGCGTGATCGGCGCGAAGATGAACCCGGATCCGAACGGAGAGGAGAATGGGGAGGCGAAGAAGCTCATGGCGTCCTCAGTTGAACGTAAGCAGGATACCGACGCCGCCTGCGCCGCCCGTTGCGCCAGGGTTTCCGCTTGCCGTTCCCGCCCCGGCCGCCCCGGTTCCGGCCGCCCCGCCGGACACGTCAACGGTGGGCGGCGATTGAGATGCGGTGACCAACACAAAGATGCCGCCGGCCCCGCCCGCACCACCACCACCACCACCACCGTTGGTCACCCCTGCGGTTCCGTTCGCCCCGGCGCCGCCCTTGGCGGTGTACGTTCCCGATCCGGCGAAGGCGAAGGCGTACAGCACGGACCATCCGGCGGCAGAGCCACCGCCGCCGCCCTGTCCGCCCGTCGTGCCGCCGCCGCAGCCGCCGCCGCCGCCGCCGCACCCCGCCACGAACATGGTGGTGGTCAGGTAGGGGCGACCCTGCGTGGCAGACAAGAAGTTGGCGAAGTCGCCGTTGAGACCGGACGCAAGCGAGCTGAACCTACCCCCGTCTCCACCGAATGACCCGAGGCCCAGTCCTCCGCCGCCTCCGCTTCCGCCCGCGCACTGGCCTCCGGCGTTGCCCACGTTTCCGGTCGTGCCTCCCAACACGGTTGCGGTCGAGGCGATCCTAATGCCGTTGGTTTGGGTGACCCCCGCGGTTCCGTCGTTGCCGGGGCTCACCCCGCCGGCCCCTCCGCTGCCCCCGGGGGGAAGGGGCAGCGATCGAGAACCAGTCCACAGCCCGTTGCCGGCCGCCTGACCAGCTGCAGCCGTACCCCTGCAGTCGTATGTTCCGTTGTTGGTGAGCGTGCCCTTGACGAACACCGAGTAGCCATCGGGCTTGAACGATACCGTCGCGTTGATGGTCAGGTTCGTGAGGTGAAGTTCGCGGGTCGCTTTGTAGACGTTGGCGGCGAGCGTGGTGCCCGGAATCGATGCGACCCCGTCCATGACCACGGCCCCATCCAGGCCAGACCCGAAGAGGCCGAAGCTCCCGGCGGAGATGCCGAGCATGGACGTGATCTGCGAGACGGTGAGCGCCGAGATATTCGCGGTCCCGCCGGTGTTGTTACCGAGCAGGGTCAGCGTCGCGGCCTGCGCCATCATCCCGACCGTGACCTTGTTCGCGCCGATCGTCGTTGCCACGGCTCCCGCGCTGGTCGTGACGTCACCGGTCAGTGCGGGCATGCGCGCAGCCGGCACAGTGCCGAGCGTCAGATCGGAGGCGCTACCGCTGGTCGCGATCGCCGCGAACGAGCCGTTGCTGGCCGCGGTGATTCGACCCTGGGCGTCGACGGTTAGCGACGTGAACGTGTAGCTGCCCGGCGTGACCGCGGTGTTGGCGAGCGACAGCGTGCGGTTCGCCGACAGGTCAGAGCTGCCGCCACCGTCGATCCGGATCGGTGCGGTCGCGGTGAGCGTGCGCGAAGTCGGAACACCTGCGGATCCGGCAGCCGCGCTGGTGATGCGGCCGTCCGCGTCGACGATCAGGGTGACGTTGGTGTAGGTACCCGGCGTCAAGCCGGTCAGTGCCCAGCCGCGCAGGTCCACGGCCGCCTGGCAGATCGCGTTGTACTTCGACGCGTCCATATACTTGGTCGCGTCCTCGCCCACCGGGATCGGGTTGAGGTCGGTGACCGGAAACGGAAGCGCCACCAGATCGCGTAGAAAGTTGGTCACGCGGCCGGGTTACCAGATCGCCCGGCGGCGGTCACTGGGCTTTGAGAACGACGGTCCCGGTCGGCGCAGGTACTGGGATCACGCTGGGGACCGCCGTGGGCGCGTTCGTGGTCGCCCCGGTCTCCAGGTGAACGTGGGCGTTGAAGGCGGCGCGTAGCGCATTGTAGTCGGCCAGGGTCGGCAGCTTGAGCGCGGTCCCGCCGGCAAGCCGGATCTCCACCGTGTTGCCCTTGATCAGTACGATCGTGGCGCTGTTGAAGGCCGCGGTCTCGTCCTCGCCGAGATCGGCGATCGCCCTGCGCGCGTCCTCGTCGCGGGTCGCCACGATGATCGGGTTGGCGGCGCCGCCGGGGTAGATCACCACGGCCTCGGACCGGTGGCTCGCCTTGGGGCGCGCGAAGAACCCGATCCCCGAGAAGTTCTCTGCCTGCACGGTCTCGCGGTTGTTCTCGAGGAGCAGGTGGCCCAGCACCTGCCAGGTCGGGCCGCGGGTCAGCTTCGCTACCATCCGGCGGGCGAGCCCGGCCCACCGCCGGGTCTCCGGCGAGGTCGCGTCGCGCCGCGCTCGGACGTCGTCGTCGGTTGCGCTCACAGGATGATCCTCGTTCCGACGGGCACCATGTGCATCGAGGTGCTCTCGCCCTGGTCATGGGTGGAGTTGTACGAGCACGAGACGATCAGGTAGTTGTCGTCGAGCTTCGGCGTCTGCTCCTCGTCGATCACTCGGCCTACGCAGTTCGGCGCGAACAGCGTGCACGCGGTTCCGAGGAACTGGCCGTGCAGCGGAGCATCGACGCGGACGCTGTGGCGGTGGAAGTCGCGGCGCGCCTGCTCGTTCTCGGCGACCCGCTGGGCGTCGCCGAAGCTGGCGAAGTCGCGTTCCGGCATGAACATCCGCTTCGGGTGGATGAAGTCGCGGCCGGTGCCGTCGATCTTGTTGAACGGGCTGTCGAACACCCGGCCCCGGTTGTCCGAGACGTTCTCGCCGTAGTTGGTATCGCTCTGGCCGCCCGAGCCGGCCACCATGATCAGGCTGAATCGATCGCCGTCGTCCTCGGTGATTACCAGGTCGGTCATAGTGCCGCGCAGCGACGAGCCCGGCGCGGCGTGAGCGAACAGGTATTGAGGGGCTTGGCGATCGTTGGGCAGGCCGATGAACAGCTCCTCGCCGTCCGCAGTGGACCACGCCATCAGGTTCTCGCGCGACGCGATCTCGTGGATGACCTGCCATCGCGACATCCCCGGGTGCACGGTGCCGTGGCGCGGCGTCCGGATCCCGATCGTCACCACCGGCTCGCTGCCGGACGCCACCCGACGGCCCTTGCCGCGGCGTAGGATGCGGTTCTTCGCGTCGCTGAGCGTCACCACGTCGAACCAGGGCGACGCGAGCCGCTTGACGGCATCGATCGTCCGCATTCCGCTGTAGTCGATCTGCGGGGCGCTCTCGTCGACCATGCGGCCGGCGCGGTCCCGGCCGGAGATCTCGATGACGCCCTCGCGCGCTTTGCGCACGCGCTTGTCGATGAAGCCGCGCAGGATCGTCGTGCCGTCGATGGCGACCCGGATATCCGAGTCGCGGCGGAGCGCGAGCCATGCGTCCGCCGAGAACGGTCGGTGCATCTGGAACGAGTCGGCCGGCGTGATGATGCTCGACTCGATGTGGTACTCGGACCAGCCGCCGATCTGCTGGCCGTTCACGACCACGGTCACGACGTGAGATGACGCCGGCATCAGAAGAAGAACCCTTTGACCTTGGAGAGCGGGCCGCGCTGCGCCGCCGACTTGGCGGGGAAGGTGTAGTCTCCCGGGGCCAGCCATCCCGGCGTGCTGATGTCGTTGAGCTGCGCGACCTGACGAGCCTTGTCGGTCGCGTCGTCGCCTCCGTAGACCCGCGCGCAGATCGGCAGCAGCGCGGTGGGCTCGGTGACTCGCATGACGAACGTCGAAGGGGTCTCCGAAGTTGCCGAACTTGCCGCGGCGCGGATCGACTGGCCGAGCATGATCGCCGATCGGAATGCAGCCCAGAGCGCGAGGTCATTCTCGAACCCGCCGGCCTCGATCGCGAAGGCGATTTTGGCGGAGATCCGCGTGACGTCGATCAGGACTTCGCGCAGCGGCGTCGGCGTGCCGTCGTCGCCCGGCTTCCACGAGGCGGAGGACTGGCGCGCGTCGTCGGCGACCGAGATCGTTCCGCCCTTTCCGTCGTCGGCCTCAAGGACCGCCCGGATCTCCGCATCGGTCATGACCTTGTGGGTCTCGGTGTCGAAGTCGTCGGCAGCTACGCCCACCGCCTGCTCGCCGGAAGCGGCCGACGATGCGGCCCCGGCCGGGGCGATCGGCGGGGCGTCATCGTCGGGGATGAACTCGACATCCGCGGACAGGTTGCTGCTCTCATCGATGCGGAGCTGAAAGTCTCCGACCCCGGCAGAGTAGCTGCCGACCAGGGGATGGGTGAACATCGCCGAGGCCCCGCTGGCGACCGCATCCCGCATGGCCCGGGCCGCATCGACCGGAGCCGGGAAGTTGGGGCCGAAGTCGTCGAATACGATCTTGCCCTTCGCGCGGCGAGCATGAAGCCCGCGGTCTTGGACCGGGTGAACGTCGCCGGAGGTCAGGTCATGCACCACCTTGGTGCGCGAGATGTCGATCTCGAGTTCGGTGCAGAACAGCTGAATCGATCCCCAGCTGGCGAGATAGAGCTCGGTGGCCATGGCTACGGTTTACGCCGCTTGTGCCACGCGTTGTTGGCCGCTCTTGCGATCGGGTTACCATCCACATGGACCACAGGAGCGCGAGCGCGGTCGATGGCGTCGGAGATGGTCTTGCCCATCTTGTCGATCAGCGGACCCAGCCTCGATTGAAGCTGGGCGGAGTCCTGCTCTGCTAGGATCTTGGCCTCGATCCGCTTGTACTTGGACTCTGGGATCGAGTCGGATCTCTCGGCCAGGTATGCTCGGCCGGCCTTGCCCGCCGAGATCTCCTCCGGGGTGTGGGCTGCGTCTGGCCCGCCCGTCATATCCGTGCGGGCCGCCACGATCGCTTTGCGGATCGACTCATCGGTCGGCCGGTCATTCTTCTCGCTTCCGAGGATCCCGCCGATCGTTCGGTTGTAGGCATCGATCCGAGACTTGGTCTGATCTGCCCGGCGCTGTTCATCTGGAGTGATCGGCAGGCCATGCATGAATCTGCGGTCGGGCAGCCCCATGATCGCACGCTCCTCCACGCTCGTCTGGTACTCGCTGCCGCCGCTGATCAGCTTCCGGGCTTTCTTGCCGGCGTTATAGATCATGCCGAACCCGTCCGCGATCTTGCCGGTGATGTCCATCAGCGGCCCCATCGCCTCGGTCAGGCTCTCGATGCCCTGGACGATCTGCTCGAGTCGCTCCGGGGTCAGCGCCTCGGCGAACGCGACCTTCATCTTCTCGAACGCGACCGCCATGCGACCGCTCGCGGACTCGGTGTAGGTTGCGAGGTCCTGCTGGATGACCCCGTTGCGCATGCCCAGCTCCTCGAGCTCGCGGTACTTGTCGACCTGCTCCTCGAGCAGGCGGAACGCGCGCTCGGACTCTCCGCGGCCGAACGCCTTCATCAGCGCGTGCGGGTCGAAGTCGAGCTTGCTCTTGCTGATGTCCTTGAGGATCACGGCGACGTTGCGCAGCTTCTTGTGGCCATCCTTGTCGACGTCAAAGATCTTGACGCCGGCTTTCTCGAACTTGTCGCTGTGCAGCTGCAGGTTTCGCCACATGTTCTTCAGGCCCACGGCGGCCTCGGCGCTGTCCTTGAAGCCGGACCGGACGATCTGTAGCTGGGCGCCGAGTTCGTTCGCGCCCTCGCGGCCGGTGCGCCCGAAGCGCGCATAGATCGGAGCGAGCGCGATGATCTCCTGCGCCATCTGCTGGAAGTGGACCGTGCCGTCCTTGGACTGGTTGACGATCCCGCCCATCACGTATTCCATCTCCGGGCCGGAGACGTGGAGCGCGTTCTCGAGCGAATACATCACGGTTGCCATGTCGGAGACGTCGGCGCCGGTGGCCTGCGAGGCGGCGGCGATCAGGCGCATGCTCTGCGCAGACGCCTTGCTCGCGCCGGCGAGGTCGACGTACGCGCGCTCGCCGCGCAGCACCTCGAGCGCGTTGATTCCGGTGGCCGTGCTGGCCTCTCGCGCGGATTGCCCCAGGTTGGCCAACTCGTGCCCGCCAATGCGAGTCGCGATGCCGAACCTGGTAAGGGCCTCGTTGAACTTCAGGACATCTCCGACCTGGTCGAGCATCTTGTCGATGCCGCGGACCGCGAACGATGACGCGATCCCCCCGATTGCCGCCCCCTTTGCGATGCCCAGCTCGTCGATGTCTTTCTTCTTCGACGACTTCGAGAGCAGCCCCGTCGTGGAAGCCACGAACCCCTGCATCATCTTCATCGCCGTGCGCAGCGCCGCCGGCAGACGCGCCGTGCTCGCGGTGATCTCGATCTCGGCCTTGTTCGCGCTCACGTGGCACCTCTCGGGTTGAATGCCGCGTTGACGATGCGGCGTGCTCCGGCGGGGACCGGGCCGCCGCGCTCAGCGAGCTTGCGCTGCTGCTGGTCGGCCACCGTCGCTATGTGTCCAGTGACGATTCCCCATTCGAGGACGTTGGTATCGGTGATGTCGATCGCTGGCTTGCCGTAGAAAGCATGTAGAGCGACAGCTTCGCGATACCGAAGGACCGTAACAAAGTCGGATTTTTTTTTTCGATCGCGAGCCTGATCTCGGTGCAGTCGACGTCGGTCAGCGTCGACAGACCAATCGGGTCGAGCTCCTCGCGGACCGTGTTGTACACGATGCCGCACGCGTTGATCATGTCGACGTCGAGATCGCCCCACGCCTCCGCGGTGTCGAAGGCGAGCTCGTGATGGTCTGGATCGCGAACGCTGCTCGCCAGGGTCAGGCGAGTCCGGCAAGCGTCGTACGTGAGCGCGTTGATCGGGACCGGGGCGAGCCGCATCGCCTCCATCTCCGAGAACACGGCGCTCTCGATCCGAGTGACCTCGGCGTCGCCGGCGAGTTCGACCCAGGCGCGGCCGAGCAGCGGCATGACGACGTACATGCCGCGCTGGTTCGTCGCGCGCAGACGCGCCAAACGGCCCTCCGGCTTCGCTGCCGGCTGGGCCGTCCTCGCGGCGGCGATGCGCCCGCCTGGCGGATTCACAGGATCGAGCCCGTCAGGTCATCGAACCCGTACGTCGCCGCCAGCGTGACCGTGTCCTGATGCATGCCGTCCTTGTCGGACTTGCTATCGATCTTGCTCACCTGGCAGGTGAACGCCTCGCGCATGCCGGAGAACTCGTCCTGTTGGGTGAGCGTGAACGTCCTGATCGCACGCTTGAGCGCGCGCCAGTTGACCTCCGGGTCCTTCCCGATCTCGTGATAGACGCTGAGGTCGATCTCGAATCCGCCCTCCTTGCGCTTGAATCCCTTGAAGCCGCCGATCGTGACGGTGACCTCGGTGGAGCGGCCGTCCTTGACGTCCATCGACTCGATCTGCTGAAGCAGCCGGGACGATCCGCCGATGCCGCCCACGTCGATGAAGATCTTGCTCTGTGAAACCTGGTCGGTCATGGATCACGCTCCGATCGTCGAGTTGTGCTGGAACGCGATCTGATGCTGCGACCCGACCGGGTGGTAGAACAGCGCGCTGTTCGTCCGGCCGAGCGTGACGGTGTCGAACTCCACCACCGTCTGCGCGATGTCGGCCTCGACGAATTTCGGGTTGATGACATTGGCGGCAGCCTCGGCTCGCCAGATGGAAGAGATCATGTCCTTGACCTGGTCCTTGGTGTCGTCGGTCTGGAACACGCCATCCGGGTTGGCCTCGGCGCCGAACCGCTGGGCGGTCGCGATGTCGAGCTGGATGGCGAGCGCGACCGAGACGCGCGGGATGCCGATGTCCCGGAGCTTGTCATCCGGCTGGCTCGAGGTCGTGGTCTTGGTGGTGACCATCCGCTCGCACTTCCCTCGGTTCGCGGTGACCGAGCCGGTCGAGTCGACGATAGCCGTGAACGCCGTCAGGCCGGCGGCGATCGCGGTCTCGACCTCGCCCGGCGTGTAGATCGTGCCGACCGGCGGCGGGTACAGCGGGACCGCGGCGCCGTCATAGCTGGCGTTCGGCCGCTCGCGCGAGAACACCAGCATCGCGGTCGCGGTCGCGATCTCTCCGGCGGTGTTGAGGCAGCCCTCGAAGCTCGAGACCACGACCGCCTTGTCGTTGGCGGCGGCGGCGAGCGCGGTCGCGGTGCCGATCGTCCCCATCTCGCCGACGAAGTAGAAGCCCCAGTTCTTCGACTGCGCGCCCCAGCGGACCGCCAGGTCGGAGGCGATCTCGGTGATGTCCGCGCCCACGTGGTTCGCGAATACGATGCCGTCGTAGCGGAGCGGGGACAGCGCGTCGAGCGCCGGCTGGTGGTCGGTCGCGTTGGTGCCGACGACCGTGGTCGCGACCGCCTGCGTGTTGCCGGCCACAGCCTGGTCGACCGAGACCTTGACGTCCACGCCGTTGATTCCCTTGGTCGCGTGGGTCAGCGTGACCACGCTGGTCGCCACCGAGACGATGACGGGGAGCGTCGTCTGGATCTTCTTGAGCTCGTTCGAGATCGCCGTTGCGATGTTGTTCGCCGAGGTTCCAGACGCGACCCCGACGATCACCGTGCGGCCGGCGACGCGAACGATGATGTTGCCGTCCGCTGTGGCCGCGCCGGTCCCGGTGATCGTCTGGACGTTGGCGACGCCCGAGCTCTCTGCGATGCCGACCGCGAACACCCGCGGGCCGCGCTGGAAGAGGTTCGCGCAGGCGATCGCCTCGCGGAACATCAGCGCGAGCTCCGAACTCGAGCCGTACAGCGCATCGACTTCATCGGTGGACTTGTTGCTGAGGTCCGAGACCGTGTTAACCGCGGCGGTCGCGGTCGAGCGCTGCGCGCCGATCAGCGCGATGCGCAGCGGGACGTTGGTCAGCGACCCGCCGGCCCGGAAGAACGAGAAGGTGTGGAAGGTCTGGGGCCGGTTGAGGCTGTTCGGTACGCCGGTGTTGATCACTTGGGGGTTCCCTTCTTCGCGAGCCGGGGCTCGGAGAGCTCGTCCTTGGCCGCGGCGAGCGCGACCGCGCACGAGACGCCGTCCATGTTGCAGGGGATGAGGTCGCCGCGGCCTACGGAGCGCCGGATCGCCTGCGAGTACCTCACCCGGATCACGGTGGCGTCGTCGGCGTACAACAGACCGCCTCCAAGATCTCGGCCGTCGTCGTTGTGGATCGGCGGGCGGCGGCCTGGCGCCGCGGTTACCATGA